TCCGGGAGCAACTTTGTTGACCTGCCTGCCCAGTCTGTGAAGATATGGTAGGCAAATATGGGCGTTCGGTGTAATGGCTAACACAACTCATTTGAGGAGATTGGCGGTTCGAGTCCGTCAACGTCCACAATCCAAGAGAGGGTTATTTAGTAGTTTTGTCGTGTTTTATTTTTTGTTTGTGTTTCAAGGTGAACGGTTTGTGAAAATAGTTCACCTGTTCTGGGAACGTAGCTCAGTGGATAGAGCACTGTGTGTGGTGGAAGGTTGAGAGTTCGATTCTCTCAAGTAGATTCTTAGCTTAATGGGAGAGCACCACAAGCGGCGGTCGGTGGTTCGAATCCATCCGTTTCTACAAGCCTTTATGAGAGAAAATCCGCTTTTAGTCCGAGAGTAGGGCGAAGATAGCGCAGGGAATCATCCGCGCGGCATCGGTTAGCCGTTGACTCTATCTGAAAGGTAATGCGAAATCGGATAGGATTAGGAGTATTTGTCGTTTGCGCCCCGGAGAATACGCTTCGGGGCTTTCCTTTGGCTATTTTTTTATTAACCACTTTAATATTTTCTATTATGGGACTTATCAAAAGACCTAACGAGCTGACCGTTAAGACTACCTTGTCAGCACTGATTTACGGCCAACCTGGCATGGGAAAAGCCCAACCACTGTATTGCAATATTCTAACGCCAACTGGATTCAAGAAGTTATCTGATTTATCCGTCGGCGATGAAGTTATGGGGCATGACGGAAAGGTGCAGAAAGTTCTTGGCATCTATCCGCAGGGGATAAGGCCGGTGTATCGGATTATGACTAATGATTCTGCAATAACCTATTGTGATGAAGAACATATATGGACAGTGAGGTCAAGTACAGGCAATAGCCGAAAGGCGGGATTCAAAAATGTGACTTTAAAGGAAATGATAGCGAAAGGTATCTCTTGTCCTTTGTCTCCTTCCAGACAATCAACAACAAGAAAGGCAATACCTCGTTATGAGATTCCCGTTGCAGAAGCTATGGATTATCCGGAAAAGGAGTATGAAGTAAACCCGTATATTTTGGGTGTTTTAATTGGTGACGGCTCTTTGACTGGCAACGTTGCTATGTTTTCCAATCCTGATATGGATAATCAAATATTGGAAGAAGTCAAGATGCTGTTACCAAGTGTATATTCTATTCGGAAGAATGAAGCTCCGCAGTGCCCACAATATAGTATTGTTCTTCGGGGTAATGGTGAAGGGTATATTCAGAAGATAAAACGTTTAGGATTGAACGTTCATTCCGGAGATAAGTTTATACCTTCTGAATACAAGCTCGGAAGTCGTGAGCAGAGATTGGCCTTGTTACGCGGGTTAATGGATACTGACGGGCATGCAAACAAGAATAGAGTCAGTTTCTCAACATCAAGCCGAATACTTGCGGATGATTTTGTTCATCTTGTCCTTTCCTTGGGGGGAATCGCTAAAGCAGTAGGTTATCCAAGAGAAGACAAGGGGATTGAATATAGAGTTACCGTTAACATGAGCGAATGCCCATTCACGTTAGAACGGAAGGCTGCGCAATGGAAACCTGTCACCCCGTCAAGATATATAATTGACGCAGAAAAGATAGAGGATTCTGAATGTGTTTGTATCAAAGTGTCGAATGAAGACGAACTGTATATAACAGATGACTTTATTGTAACACATAATACCACTCTTGCATTATCGGCTCCCAATCCGGTATTGTTCGATTATGACGGCGGTATTCACCGTGTCAATGCCGCCCATCGTGTACCGACCGTCCAGATTACAAGCTGGGACGAGACGAACCAGGTACTTTCGTCCGAAGAAATCAAGGAGTTTTCCACTATTGTGATTGATACTGCCGGAAAGATGCTTTCTTTTATGGATAAGGCGATTATGGCAGCGAATCCGAAGATGAAGAAAGCGGATGGTACCCTTTCCCTGCAGGGGTATGGAGTACGTAAGAACATGTTCATCAACTTCGTTAATCAAGTCACACTCATGGGCAAGTCTGTTATCTTCGTGGCTCATGAACGGGAGGAGAAAGTAGGCGACGAAAAACAGATACGTCCGGAGATTGGTGGCTCATCTGCCGGTGATTTGATTAAGGAGTTGGATTTGGTTGGTTACATGGAAGCTATCGGTAAAGATAGAACTATTTCTTTTGACCCGTGCGAGAAGTTCTACGGCAAGAACACATGTAATCTTCCTTCTCGTATCAAGATACCCGTTATCATTGATGAGTCCGGTACCGTAACGGGTAAGAATGATTTTATGACGAATATCATTAATACCTACAAGGGGTATCAGACCAAACAAACGGAACTATCTTCCGAATATGATGCTATTCTTGACGCTATCCGTGACACGGTGGAACAAGTAACAGATGTTCAATCTGCCAATTCTGTTCGGGAAGCTATTGCGGGAATGACGCATATCTTTGATAGTAAAGTTCGGGCTGGCATGCTGCTTAACGAGAAATGCAAAAAGTTAGGTTTGAAGTTCAATAAACTCAGTAATAAGTATGAGCCGGCAGCCTAAGTACAGATTCTACCCGTCACTGCTCGATAAATTCGAGCAGTATTTACGGGCTGATGAGCAGGTAGAGAGCTTCTGGAATGTCGATAATGAAACGGGAGAATACAAGAAAAGTCCGGAAGAAATTGAAGCGGAGCTGAAGCAAAGCCTACTTGATGCGATAAACCGTGTCCCGTTTGAGAGTGAGGCAGCTGATAAAGGAACGGCCTTTAATGCTGTCATAGACTGCTATATCCACAAGAAAAAGCATATACCAAGCGAACGGGAGCCATACACCATTATCGGTGATGGAGAAACGAATACCATTCAGGTATATTTTCCTGCTACTGATATCGCGCCAGAGCGTAATTTCTTATTTGACCGTAGCTGGTGTATAGAGCAGTCGAAGTATTTTTCCGGTGCATTGTCCCAAGTCTTTGTGTCCGCAGTCATTCCCACTCGCTATGGTGATGTGGAGCTTTATGGGTATATAGATGAGCTCGTTCGTGATACCGTATATGATATCAAGACAACATCTAAGTATGATTTTGGCAAGTATGAACACGGCTGGCAGCGCCATGTATATCCTTACTGTCTGATTGCTTCCAGTCAGATGGAAAGCGTGAAAGCGTTTGAGTACACTGCCTATCAGATGAAGGGCGGTACCAGCCGGACGCCACTAATTAGCGGAACGCAATACCCGGAATACTACACTTATAACCATGAACAGACGGTTAAGCTGCTTACGGCACACTGCGAGCATTTCATAGAGTTTTTGGAAGCAAATCGAGACATTATTTCTGATAAAAAAATCTTTGGATTAGAGTAATGGCACAAGAAGCAATTCTGGAAAAGGTCAACGGCGAGGTACACATAAGCAAGTCTTTTGACTTCATGTGTTCCCAGCTTCGTAATGGTCGGTATCGTGTAAAAATCGAAAGGTTCACAGAGCCAAGGACGCTGTCACAGAATGCGCTTATGTGGTTGTGGTTTACTTGTATTGAGCAGGAGACCGGGACGGACAAGCAGGATGTACACGATTACTATTGTAACCGCTTTCTCAGAAGGACTTCGTATTTCAGAGGAAAAGAAATGGTCATTGCCGGAAGCACATCGAAACTCAATACAGTGCAGATGACTGACTTTCTAAATAAGGTTCAGGCCGATGCTGCTGCCGAACTGGGAATAACGCTCCCTCTTCCGGCTGACCGTTACTATAACGAATTTATTAACGAATATAAAGACAGGAGGTAGAAATGAATATCACCAAAGCAAAAATCACGAAAGACAACACGCTTGTTGCCTCTTTCAAGAACGAGAATGAGGACAATGTAACCATTGAGGGAAAGAATCTTATCCATAAGGATTTGCGTGCAGCGTTTAACGAATTGATTCCTCACCTTGCTTTCCTCTGTGAGCAGAAAGAAGCTGATGGAAAGGACTCCATAGATGAACTGCCGGAAGAAATCTTCTCTACATTCGAGGTCACGGGCTACACAGTTAGCGGTTCGGATGACAATGAAGGTGTGGTATTGGTTGGAAAACGTTTTCTTAAAAGTAAGAAGGTGCTTAACCTTATAGCTCCGTTTACCATGTTCAACAATGAGAACGAGGAATATAAGCATGCATTCGAACTGCAGCAGGCAATTGAGGCATGTAATTATGAGGTGGAACAGTATCTTACCGCTAAGAAATGGGCGGTAGTCCAGCAGGAACTTCCGTTCGATGGGGATATTCCTACGGACATTGCAGCCGACCCGGTGGGAGATGCTGCATTTGAAGAGGAAGCGAATGAGTTCCTTAAACAAGTGGTGGAACAGAGTGGCACTACTCTGACGATTGACGGGAAGAAAGTGAAGCCGAGAAACAAAAGTAAAAAAGTGAAGATTAAAGAGCCGGCAGCTTGATATGGCAGCACCTTTTTGTATCACCAAATATCCGGACGGCTTCAAACTGAAATTCATGTATCATCCGATGTTGGTTAAATGCGTGAACAATATTCCATCAGTCAAGGCTAACGCAAAGAAAGCATATCTTTTCAATGAAAAGGCGTGGTGGGTTGACTTGGCTGATGAATGGTATGTTGATACAATGGCGAAATGGGCGGTACAGCAGGGATTCTGCGGTTCCGTACAACGGTCGGAGCAAAGAAAGGTCGATATGAGTTTTGACATTGCTCCGATGCCGCAGCTGACCGTTCCCCACGGATTGCTACTTGAACCGTACGATTACCAGAAGGAGGGCATAGCCTATGCTCTGGCCCATAAACGGTGTATCTTCGGTGACCAGCCGGGACTCGGTAAGACCTTGCAGGCAATAGGCACGGTGACGATTGCAAAATCCTATCCGTGCCTTGTTGTATGTCCGGCAGCACTTAAAATAAATTGGCAGCGTGAGTTCAAGAAATTTGCTGGAAAGCAGGCGCTAATCCTTGATGATAAGAACAAAAATACTTGGCAGCGCTTCATTGAAACCAAGTGTTGTGACATCTTCATCACTAACTACGAGAGCTTGAAAAAGTTCTTTGTATTGGATGTGAAGAATGATACGCGGTTTACGCTGAAATCAATCACCTTTGGCCCACGTATAACCCTTTTCAAGTCTGTAATCATTGACGAGTCGCATAAGTGCAAGTCTACCAAGACCCAGCAGAGCAAGTTTGTTGAGGGCATTTGTAAAGGCAAGGATTTCATTCTTGAACTGACGGGAACACCGGTAGTGAATGACAATACTGACCTTATACAGCAACTCAAGATAATGGGACGGTTGGAGGATTTTGGAGGGTATAAGACATTCACCGAACGTTTCTGTAATGGGCCGAAGAAAGCCTCCAATCTGAAAGAACTGAACTGGCGCCTTTGGAATACCTGCTTCTTCCGGCGTGAAAAAGCTAAAGTGTTGACGCAGCTTCCAGACAAGACACGTCAGTATATTGAGATGGATATCACTACGCGGTTGGAGTATGAGAAAGCGGAAAGCGACCTCATACAATATCTGCGTGTCTACAAGAATGCGGATGATGAGAAGATAGCCAAGTCCATGAGGGGCGAGGTAATGGTTCGTATGGGCATTCTGAAAGCCATCTCTGCACGTGGGAAAATCAAGGCGGCTGCCGAATTCATCCATGACGTGATAGACGGTGGAGAAAAACTGATTGTCTTTGCCTACCTAAAAGAAGTAGTGTTGGAACTGAAGAAGATGTTTCCCAAAGCTGTAACGGTTACGGGTGAGGATAACGCTACGCAGAAACAGATGGCTGTGGATGCTTTCCAGAACAATCCGGATTGTACGTTGATTATCCTTAACTACAAATCGGGCGGTACCGGGCTCACCTTGACTGCTTCCAGCCGTGTAGCCTTCATCGAGTTCCCATGGACTTTTTCTGACTGTGAGCAGGCAGAAGATAGGGCACACCGTAATGGGCAGAAGAATAACGTTAACTGTTACTACTTTCTTGGTAAGAATACCATTGATGAATACATGTATGATGTTATCCAGCGAAAGAAAGGTATAGCTAACGGTGTTACCGGAACGGATGATGTGGTTAAGGAGAATGTAGTAGATATGGCTATGGACTTATTCAAAGGAAGATTATGAGAAAGAAACAAACTACACCGCAATCGGAAAGTCAGATACAGCATAGCTGTCTGACTTGGTTCCGGATTCAATATCCGTCTTTGAGTCTTATGTTGTTTGCTGTCCCAAATGGTGGCAAGCGTGATGCCAGGACTGGAGCACAAATGAAGTACGAGGGAAGTGTAAGGGGTGTTTCCGATTTGATACTGCTTGTACCTAAGAAAGGATTTTCCGCTCTTTGCATCGAAATGAAGAGACCGAAAGGGAAACAAAGCGAGGAGCAGATAAGATGGCAGAGAGAGGCTGAAAAGTTCCGAAATAAATATGTGGTATGCCATTCTCTTACTGAGTTTATGAATGAAGTCAATTCTTACCTATTATGACCTATATAGATTATATCAATCAGTTTTGGCAAATTCGACGATATAAGCCGATGACGGCATATGAAGCAGACTTTTACTTTTTTCTATTGAAAGAATGCAATATCCGGAACTGGCTTTGCCCATTTGAATTACCAACACGTCTAATCCAAGCCGAATTAGGTTATAGTAACAAGACTATAATTGATTTGCGCAACCGATTGAAGCAAAAGGGGCTGATTGAATTCATTGAAGGCAATAGGAGAGAAAAGGCAGCGTCTTACATTTTGGTTTCTGTAGGTAACCAAAGTGGTAACCAAAACGGTAACCAAAGTGGTAACCAAAACGGTAACCAAAATGGTAACCCTTTATATAAGACTAAGAATAAGACTAAGAGTATAGGGGAAGATAACTCTGGCGAGTTATTCCCGCCCGACCTACCACCGACAAAGAAACCCGTTAAGCCTAAAGTGGAGTTTATACCACCGACCGCCGAAGAGGTGAAAGGGTATTTTCGTGACAAACTGTCGGACTGGGAGATGCAAGCGGATATTTTCTACAACCATTTCTCCGGTCTCGGTTGGAAAACTGCTACTGGTGCCAAGGTGGAACGTTGGGACAGTCGGGCCAATCTTTGGATAATCGAGAAAAAACAGCAGGACAATGGAAAAACAGAAAATCAAGCCCAAAGACAAAACAGTCGGGATGCTGATAAAACAGCAAAGGCAAGAAACCTCCTTGACGAATATGCAGCCATCGAGCAGGGAAGTAATGCTATCAGCCATCAAGGAGAAATACCCGACCTTTAGCAAGGCTTCTGCCGCATATTCAACGTCTCTTCAGCCTATGCTTCTTGCAGATACCGAGAAAGCGTACAGCGAGAAGTCTCCCACGCTGTCAGACCTTGAACGGATGTACGGATATGGTTCCTCGTCTCTGTGGGTAAAGACGCAGTTACTGACCATTGATTTTGCTTCTTCCACGAAGGAGGGGGCCGATGAAAATGCCTTGAATGAGTTCTCTGGGCTGTTCGTTAGCCAGTATCACTACATCAAACTGACGGAGTTCATATTGTTTGTCGCACGGTTCAAGCTGGGAAGGTATGGTAAGTTCTATGGTTATTTCGATACGATAACCGTTGGCGAAGCATTTCGGAAATTTCTTCGGGAACGGTCAGATGAACTGGATATTATCATTCGTCGACGCAATAACCAAGCTTTGGAGGAACAACAAGCTCCGGTAAAACGGAATCACCAACCGCCCGACGACTTACGGGCAAAACTGAATTTGAAATGAAAGAGACCAAACTGATAGCGACTATTCTGTCAATCCTGGCAGTATATGCCGCTTTTTATTTTGTCTGCTACTGGATAGCGGACTATTGTTTAAGGAGTTATTTGTAACGCAATTATGGAAAACAAAACTTTCAAGGACATAATCAAGAATCATCTTGACGGACGTGCTAGGACTGACGAACTGTTCGCCAAGTCCTACGCAAAAGAAAACAAGAATTTGGATGAGTGCTGTTCCTACATCATGGGAGAGGCACGGAAACGGGGCTCTGCCGTGGCCATGACAGACGAGGAGGTATTCGGGATGGCTATCCACTATTATTCAAAGTAGATTAAAATCAAAACTATGCGTCTCAAGTTGTTATAATATGTTGCATACCAGCAATGTAATCTCTTCTTTTGATAATTTACTTTTGATAATTTTGTAAACTTGGTCTATCTTCTAATTAAAAATACAGAAAGATGGAAACAAAATTATTTTTAGATTTAATCCATGAGTGCGTGGTACTCATGAGAGATGTTGGGTATACTGAAAAGACCATAGAGACATATCTGTCTATATGGAACAAAAAAGTGAAACCCTTCATGGAAGCGAAGGGTTTGGAATACTATACCAAACAAGTCGGAGACGAATACCTTTCAGACCTTCCAGAAGATGTGATGCAAACATATAGCCGTTTGCGCAGAAGTATCACAATCCTCAATGCTGTTCTTGAAACCGGCAGGATTAAACGCTATGTTCCACAAAAGCAATCTTTTGACATGAGCGGAGAACTTGGAAGAATCATGTTGGATTTTCTGTCCTACAAACGTGAGAACAGAGCAACGGATAGTACTTTATACGTCTATGAACGGATGCTCGGCAGATTCTTAACATTTTTGAGATTAAAAGGCATAGAGACAATGTCTGCCCTAGCAGAACAGAATCTTTTAGAATTTGTAGATTCAGCGCAGATAAACAAATCCCAGCGTGTAAGCGTGCTTAAAGGACTGTGTTATTACTTGGTTGAACAAAAATTAGTGCCTCGACATTTTGATACCTTAATCAAGGGATTCAGATTCCCTGAGAGGGAGAAACTCCCATCAGTTTATACGGAAGAAGAAATTTCACAGATTGGCAAGTCCATAAACAGGAATGAGTTTGGAGGTAAGCGATTGTATGCGATATTCATGCTGGCATCCCGACTGGGGTTACGCTCTTCAGACATCAGAAATATTAAATTTGAGGATATTGATTGGGATAAGAATTGTATTACCCTTATCCAACAAAAGACAAAACGAAAGATAGAGTTGCCACTTATTGCCGATGTGGGTAATGCAATCGTGGACTACCTTAAAAATGAGAGAGAAACAGAAAAAAATAACTTCTTGTTTATCACTTTCAAACCACCGTTTGAGCAGATCTCAAGAGATACCATTTATAATGGTATTCAAACGGTTATACGCAAATCACAAGTGCGCGTCGAGAAGCGACACCATGGAATACATTCCATGCGACACTCTCTAGCCTCCGAATTGCTGAGATGCGAGCAGTCACTACCTGTAATATCAGGCATCTTGGGTCATACTTCATCTCGTTCAACTATGAATTATCTCAGGGTTGACCTTGAAGGCATGAAACGATGCTTATTAGAAGTTCCACAAGTTCCAGATTCATTCTATATGCAGAAAGGAGGCATTTTCTATGAGTAACCGACCTTATTACGAGCCGAAACTCGTCAGTATCCTTGCCCCACTGATGTATGAATTCATCAAGATGCTTCAAATCAAAGGTATACATCCATACCATTATGTCACTATATTCAAGGAGATTGATAGTATGCACGAAACAAAGGAATTAGATTCTCCTGTTATTACCAGAGAACTTTTTCTTCACTGGAAGGAAAAATTTGCCAACGGGAACCAGCGTACAGCCTATGAAAAGGTCATGAACTTTCGTCAGTTCTCTCAATATATATGTCATATGGGCTTTGCTTCATTCATTCCTTTGACACCCAAACGCCCAAAGGAAAGCTACATTCCCTACATTTATTCTCATAAGGAAATTGCCATGATTTTCAATACTATAGATTCCACGGTTTTACAAACACGCCATATGACAACATGTCTTATATGCATCCCTGTAATACTCCGTTTTCTGTATTATTGCGGTGCACGTGTCGGAGAAACTATAGCAATAAGAAATGAAGATATAAATATGGAACAAGGGTTTGTCTTGCTGAAAAAGACAAAGAACCGCCAACACAGACTGATTCCTCTGAATGAGAACATGAAGTCCATATTAGACACCTATGTCAAATATCGTAACAGAATACCGATAAAAGGCATTGATGAGCCGGAAGCCTCCTTCTTTATTAACTATCTCGGAAAGATGATGTCAGCCAATGCCGTTTACCTGCACTTTCGTAGAATCCTTGAAAAATGCAACATAACTTATAGGGGCAAGGGACAGGGACCGCGAGTGCATGACGTCCGCCATACGTTTGCGGTTCATTCCCTGTACCACATGGTAAAGTCTGGACTGGATATTTATACGGCATGGCCTATCCTGTCTGTACTTCTCGGGCATCACGATATTTATGCGACCGAACATTACGTCCGTCTCACATTGGAAATTTACCCTGACTTGATTAAGGAAACGGGTAAAAACCTTGGCGACATATTCCCCGACATCACTAATCAAACAAATCCATTATGAATGAAATAACAGACCTTGCAAAATATCTGAGCCGTTTTTTTGAGGAATATCTTCCTCTTGAAAGAGGACTCAGCAAGCATACTATCCGAAGTTACAGTGATACGTTCACTATGTGGTACGCATTTTTCCTCTGCCAAAAGAAACTCCCTGCCCATAAGATTATGTTGAAACATATCACACGGCAAAATGTTGTTGACTTTTTAAATTGGCTTGAGGGCACGCGTGGCAGTTCCTCTACGACACGCAACTCCCGGCTGGCATCTTTACGTGCTTTTTGCTATTTTATGCAATATCAGGATGTCAGGAATATTGGTAAGTGGCAGGAAGTCCTGACCATCAAGGCAAAGAGGACAGAACAAGCTACAGTATCCTTTCTGACGCAGGAAGGCATGACTACTTTACTGGCACAAATACCTACCGATACGATTCAGGGTCGTCGCCACCTTGCTATTTTAGCGTTCCTATACGACACAGGAGCTCGTGCTCAGGAATTAATATCGTTCACGCCGCAATGCTTGAACTTCAGTAAGCCAATGCATGTGGTCTTGTATGGAAAAGGAAAAAAGAAACGTATCGTCCCAATACATGAAAAATTATGTATTATCCTCCGTGCGTATATGAAAGATAAGGGTATTGATGAGAACATGGTCGGGAACACTCCCTTATTTACGAATGCCAATGGTCGACAATTAACAACGGCAGGATTGGCACATATCATAAATATGTATGCAGTCTTAGTACGAAACCTGCATCCGGAACTACTTCCCGAAAAAATCTCACCTCATACGTTCCGCCATTCGAAAGCTACCCATTTATTACAAGCTGGTCTGAACATAATTTACGTTCGTGATATTTTGGGACATAACTCTGTGAGGTATACAGAAATCTATGCCCGGGTAGATTCTAAGCAAAAACGTGAAGCTCTCGATAATGCCTATGTAGACCTCATTCCACATCCTTCTTCTGATGGAGAATGGGAGAAAGATAAAGGATTATTAAATTGGCTAAAGAGCTTAGGTAGATAAAAATAATGGTTCTTGTCCAATTATGGTGCATTAGTTACTTTTGCTATGTCTGGAACATGATACAGTAATAAAAACAGCTTGCTATGCGGTTTCTTCTGAACAGCTAAGAAGTAAAGTGTTGCCAGCCAAATGTACATGATGCACCATAATTGGACAAGAACCCACTTGGTTTTATCATACAAGTACACTTCCATGTTCATTGGGGATAATTGATTCACAAAATATTATGATATATCTTTTAGTAGTTAACCAACCTATACTAACAAAATATAATCATCATCAGCGGCAGATTGTTCATTAAAAGCCAATTGTTTTGATTTGGATACATATATTTCAGATGGTAGGCTTAGTTCCAAAAGCATATCAATTATTTTATGGATATTTATACTCCCATTTTCTTTTATATCAATCATATACTTTATAGATTCAAATTTTACTTTGCAAATCATCTAGATTTTGCTTATGTTTATTGATATTTTTGCGGATAGTTTTACAAAAATCTTCATCAAAGGTAATTCCATCTTCGCCATGTTTGAAATATTCACGCCCTGTTTTTTCATCTTTTTCTAATATTGCATGAGCGAATTTATTTCGAATAGTAATAATTTCAGTTTTATAATCCGATGAAAAATCCTTAATTTTTAGACTTTGTAATATTTTACTTAAAGCCTCAATTTTATAATCTGCACTAAATAAAAAATTATCTTTGATTAATTTTCGCAGATTACTCTTTTCTTTCAATTTGGAAACATCCTCTTTTTTTTCGTTAAACTGCTGTTCCAATTTACCAAAAATGGAGTCTGAAATAGGCTTACACCTCTTTTTATTAGCACATTCTATACAACCTTTTTCCTTGCAATTTAGATATGATTTTAAAATTTCCATACTTTGGGCATCCAATGAACTTGTTTCATGCATTATCATACCTCGCATAACCACGATATTTTGAAATTTTTTTATTGTCAAATCAATAAGACTAATTGCTTTTTCTACAACTTTTTCATGATGGGTACTTCCTGATACCTTATCCGTTTGTAGAAAAGTTATTCTATCTATTTTATCAAGACTCCGCAAATCAGCCTTAGCTGTATAAAACAATATTTCCGTAAAAATGGATTTGTTCCGTACTTCCTCTACAATCTGAGCACCATTCTTTTCAGCCATATTATAATCTGTAAGAATTAAATCAATGGAATCATTCAATTGAGAGAAAAATTCATCCGGTTTTGATACTGTTATAACATTAGCATTAAATCCTTCCTCCTCTAAATGTGATTTCACTTTTTCAACGTATTCATCTTCAATGAAAACATCAATCTGGTCATCCAGCCATAATACTTTATATTCAATTTTCATAATAATTCAATATTAAAAGTTGTTCCTTTATCTTGGGAGGAAATTACATAGATTTCTCCTTTCATCCTCTGTATTGTGCTTTTTACATTATATAATCCAATCCCCGAGCCATTAGTAGTAGTAAATCCCAAATCGAAAATTTTGTCCAAATTTTCATCTGGAATCCCTTTTCCATTATCGCAAACGCTAATTAGCAATTTATCATCCATGCATTTCTGAAATTTAAACAATATTTCAGTTGCCATTGCCTTTTCAGAATTCTGTAGAAAATTGTCTATAATAGTTGTTATTTCCAAAGGTCTAATCTCTATAATATGCTTAATGTCCAATGATTTCTCTATTGCTATTTTTAGGCTTGAATTAATAACAGGAGTATTAGGTAGATAAATTTCATTAATATAATCACATATAAACTGTACAACGTCTGCTTTGATTTCGCTTGCTGTTAAATCAAAGTTTGCATTTGTGACAAATTTAGACAATGATTCTATTTTGGTAGACTCGGAAGATATGACAGAAATGTATTTTTTCATTTTATCATCAATTTGCGACTTATCTATATGATTCAATAATTCCGTAACATTTTTACGTATCCTACCTGACGAATGGTAAATTTGATGTTGTAAACCTAATATTTGTTCTTTTTCTCGTCCTATAATTGAACGTTGAAAAATACCTTGCTTTTTCTCGTGTTCAAGTTCCTTGTCTACTTTTTTCTTGTCTTCTTCTGCTTTTTTTCGCTTTTCCTCTTCTTCCCTTGCTCTCTGTTCAGCTTTTATTCGATTTAGTTCGGCTATAGCCCGTTCTTTCTCTTTTTTTTCTTTTTCAAGTTCTGCTTTAATTCTTTTTTCTTCTTCATTTTTTGCCTTTTGTTCTGCCTCTCTTTTTTCTTCTTCAGCTTGCTTTGCCCTTAATTCTGCTTCTTTTCGTTTTCTTTCCTCTTCTATAACTCTTTTTTCTGCATCGTCTTTTTCCTGTTGCAATTTGCGAAAAGCACTTTCAGTAATCGTAACTGTTTTTTGTAAATCACTATCGCCTGTTGCTTCAGCAATTTTTTCTAAATCTTTAATGAACTTCGGTTGTATTTCATCTAAATTTTCATTAATAACATTCACCAAATCTCTGTCAAAATCTATTATCTCCACATCTTTTTCATCAGATAAACTTCTAATAAGGCGAATAAAATCAATTTTGCTTCCAATATTCGATTTAGCCACAGAAATATCATCCGAATCTTTATCTTTAGCTAGCAAATCTTCTCGAAATTTCAATGCAACATTATCAGACGTGAAGTATTTATTCCTTATAAATGCCTCACCCCATAAAACGCCAACAACATATTTTTCCAAGCGCCTGTGCTCTTTTGTGAAAATATCCATTAACTGTTGATAGCCAGCAGTCTCTACCATTCCACCATCTCGACTCGAAACTTCTTTAAATTGTATTGTATTATCTGTTATAATATCAACTCGACCAAACAAATCTCTTGTTCCTAAAAATCTTGCACGTCCCTGTTGCGCCCGAAAATCAAGCCCCCAACTATCATCTCCCGTATTTCCATACGGTTGTACTCGAAAACCATTTTTGAAAAGGAAGATTGAGCCATAATTTACCGGCTCAATTTTCATCCTGTTTGTAAAGTTGAATTTTGCGCTACGGTTCAGATAATATAAATTGATCTTAAGATTATCAATATATGGATTGAATTTATTCTTTTCTTTAATATGATAAATCAGTGTTCCTCTATCTATTAATTTTGTTTCAATTATGGTATTTTGTACTGAAACGTCTATTTGTGTTGTTTTTAATTTTAAAATATCAAGGATAGAATTACAAACTTTGCCATTAATTTTGTCTCTATCTATTATTTCTTTTCCCTTTTCATCAATGCCTGCATCATCCATTTTTTTATCCCGTTCACTAACAATTTCAATATTGAAATCGGTCGTCTCTGAAAATGGATTTATAAGCTTTTCAAGGGAATGTTTTAGCTGTTTAATTTTTTCCCTATCCCAATTTTCTGTATTTTCAATTTCCAAAATAGTTCCATGAGTAGAATTATTAGGAAATAATAAATGATAATTACTAATAGTGTTATGCGGTACTTTTATTTTCTCAAAATCTTCTTTTTGATCTTTTTCAAACTCATTCCAATTTATAGTCAATTGTTCGATTGGCTTATCCTGTTTTTGCGTCGTTAGTATCAATTTGTCGCCTAATCTGTCACAAGAAAAACGGCCAATACCTTTTGCTCCAGCATAATACTTGCGCACATTAATTTTGTCACGGTAAGACTCCCGTTTTTCATCATTTTCACTATCTTCTATATCTTCCGTCCCATCATTTTTTGCAGAGTATGCGACCGCCAACCATTTTGTTTGAAGATCTTTATACGACATACCCTTACCATCATCTGCAATAATAATTTTGTTATCTTTAAAAGTTATAATAACGTCATTTGCATGGGCATCATACGAATTTTTTACCAATTCAAAAATGGCAATATTATCATCGGTAATCAAATCTTTACCAATAATATCTTTTAGTCCAGTTTTTACTGAAAAATATAATTCATCCATAGCGCAACCAATCTAATGTTAAACCTGCTTGTTCACCAAATAAAGGAGGAATAGCGTTACCTATTTGCGTATATCGGGGAACTTCATGTTTCCGATGTTTTCCGCCAGTAGTATATTTTTCTTGAAATTCAAAATCATCAGGAAATCCTTGTAATCTTGCACATTCCCGAACAGTCAATATTCGCGGTTCACAATAGTGAATCATATCGTCTGGATGTGAAGTTACTGTTGGTGACTGTTCATGAGGCTTTAAAGGTATTAATACCTGAGTAGTAATGCCAAGCATGCTTTTCATTGCTTTTCCAATATCTTTACATTCGGTAGTAACAGATAAAATATATTTCAGTCTATCAATAACCGGTATTGTTTGTTTGGCAAAACTATGGCTATTGGGAAATAACAGTTGTTTAGTTCTTTCCCTTACAAAATTTTGGTATTTTGAGGTTGGAATTTTATATAATCCACTTTTAAAGCCTTTACGATCAGGCGTATCCACAACCCCATTACTACTAATTAAATCAGACAAAGCCTCTTCCACTGTAGGGCTAATCGGAATATCCTTTTGTTGTAAGAAACTGAATTTATTTTCTTCTAACTTCCCGAAAAATGATTTTGCTTTTCCAACGCTCGCACCCTTTATATCCTTACGGATACCCACTAAAATGAATCGGGTACGCTTTTGTGGAATGCCATACTCACCGAAATTAACCAATTGCCCATAGACATAATATCCTTCTCCTGTAAGTTTTGAAGTGACTATTTGTGAGTATTTTTTACCCTTCTCCGCATTATTACGGAACTCCATTGTAAAACCCCTTACGTTTTCAAAAAATATCAAATCTGGTTTTACTAATGAAACAAACTTAATATAAGATTCGATAAGTTTATTTCGTTCGTCGTTTTCATTTCTTTGTCCAGCAATTGAAAACCCTTGGCATGGAGGTCCTCCTGCTACTAAAGTTACCTTTCCCTGTAATTCTTCCAATTTATCCGCATATTGTGCTATTACCGTATTTATATCATGCGCTTGCTTGGGTAACCATTTAGGCCATTTAAAATGTTTTACCTTCTCTATCAAGTTGAATTCCAGTGTTTTGAACGCCTGTGGGCTTTTTTCGATAGCAAAAAGGCCTTTCCATCCAGCATTATGTAAGCCTAATGACAAGCCTCCACAACCGGCAAAAAGGTCAATATATATTTTTTTTCTATATGTTTTCATCTTTAAGCGACTTGATTATTTAAAACTTCAAACTCTATTTTTGACAAACCTTTCACCGTCTTAACCGTTTTTGCTCTCTCAATTATAACTGATAATAGTAGATCGAATATGTAACTATATATTTTGCTAGGTTGCTTTAAAATAAAATTGTTAATACCGACTTGGTCCCCAAAGACATAATTTTCAGATTTGGCAACGCTTTTAAATAGTATCTTTTTTCGTTCAGTCTCTTCGCTATAATAGAGGGAGAAACATTGATAGGTGTCAAGAATATTATAATTCAGAAAGCGACTAATGGTAACTAACTTCTGATGAAATCTGCTTTGAATCACCCAACAAATGCTATATGTAGTCTGTGTCATTAAATCAATGTCTATATTATGACCTTCTAAATCCTTATACAAGAATATAAACTCTCTCCACTTACAAAGCTTGGTGAAGCATGAAGCATAATAGAGAGCTACTTGAAGATAGAGTTGCATAAAACGTACGAAGCATATTCCCTTGTCACAAATCCGAAGGATTTCATGCCAATATTGTTCAAGTATAGTATTAAATTTCATTTTTCTTTTGTTTTCACTTTTTTAGTTGGAACAAGTAAATCCCGTATATCAACGTCCAAAACTTTGGCAATTTCAGATAATCTATCCAGCGAAGGCTGCGTTTTATTCGAACACCAACGTGATATGGTAGCTGGATTCATTTTTAATGTTTCCGCTAACCATTTACTTGTTCTATTACGTTCTACAAGCAATACTTTCAATTTATTTGTCCGATCTTCCATCTGTCATATTATTGATGCTTTTTGCAAATATAGTGATTATCTTTGTATAATCAAACAAATAGCATTATAGTAATGAGTTATTTGAAACAAAGGCAAAACAGTAAGTATGATCAAAAGAGCGTATCATACTGATAAATAATAGCTTATATAATGAGCCGATATTCCTTTGTAAATTCCTAAACTTCTGAAAGGGTGTCGATAAGGCATAGGCAAACGCAACAACCATTCCCTGCTAATGGAGGCTGGCATTTAAGACTTTTACTAAAATTATCCAAAGTCATAACACAAAGTAAGCCGTATAATACACTGATTATAAGGATAACGTATATGGTGACTTTGGATTTTTATATACTTGGGATAATAGTGTTTATCGAAAGTTTTGATAATCATTATTACGATGAGGATGACATCAAAGTGAGCAAGATGCCTGCTGGAACCCGTGCATCCATCTCCACATTTCAACCCGTAGAACTGACGGAAGAGGAGAAGAAAGCGGCTCGTGAAGCGGCGATAAAACGTTTGACCGAAGAGCAATATGTATCGCTTAGGAAAAAAACGTCACGGGCAAGGAAAGGAGCAACTGAAGTACAACAGATGTCATTGTTCTAAATTATGGATGGTATTCTGTCTGGTAAGATTTGCCCTTATTGTGGTAATCGTACCGAATATGTGGATAGTTCTGTTATTTATGGACGTTCTTACGGGATGATATATCTATGCTGGGATTGTATGGCTTATGTCGGTGTGCATAAGGGTACAGACCGAGCGTTAGGACGACTGGCAAATACAGAACTAAGGGAAGCCAAGAAAGAAGCCCACTTCTATTTTGACCAAATAGCTAAGACCAATCTTATCAATAAAATTTGGAAGAAACATATCCCCAACACTTCAAATAGGAATAAAGCTTATTTGTGGTTATCTATTCAATTAGGAATACCACATGAAGTTTGCCACATAGGAATGTTTGGTGTGGAGGATTGTAAACGAGTTGTTGATTTATGTAAACCGATAGTGAAAGAATATGAAGCCCTACATCATAATTTCCATGTCCCTAATAACGTATAGCGACAGGAGGATACCTCTCGAAATAGTAGAGAGCCATATACTGACAAAGCCTTTGAAGGCAATCAAGGAGAAGCTGCTTGACGCTTTCTTCACGATGAAAGACAAGCCGGTGAATGTTGAACTTAAAATAAAGCATATATGAATAAAAAGAGGGATTATATTACAGTTACAGCCGATGTGGATGTATATTTGGATGATTACTTCGATGATTTTATGGATTTAGCCTCTGATGAAGATTTGATTCAAGAAATAGAAAAACGAGGGCATAAGGTATATAAGAAAGAATGTTGCATTACCCCTTTTGGAAAACAGCCTATTGAATTTGATAATCCAACCGATTTAAAGAGGCATTTGTGTGATGTAGTTAATGTTGGCTATTGCATATCCAATGAAGAACTTATTAATGAAATAAAATCAAAATTACCATAGCTCTTGAAGAAATGAAATCAAAATACTTCGCAAGGAAAACAACAAACCAACTGAACATACCACATGAAGTTTGTCATATTGGTATGTTCGATATGGAAGATTGCAAGAGAGTTGTTGAACTGTGTAAACCATTGATAGGACAATGAAACCGAGGACGAAATTAGAGAAGCACGCAATGGCATTGGCAGGCAAGTTGCCGCCATTGACGGATGCGCAACGGAGATATGCCATTTCTCTGTTTCCAAAAATAGGCTACTATTTGAAGAAAGGTGAGGTGTGGTGCCAGTGCTGTGGGTATATCGACCGTGTGAGCAAGCCTATGCTGGCAGTATCTTTGGAGATGGAAACCCATTATTGCCCGAACTGCGGGAAATCATTGAATTTGGAACACAGACATAGCAGGAAGGCCGATTCCGAAGAAAAGCTTTATTCGGTAGTGCAATCCTTCCATGGCATGATGGTAGTACGGACATTCGATGTGCTGCGTGATAATGTGTATGGTTGCGATACCCGTATGTACATCCATGAGGTATTCCAGAATTGGATAACGGATGACGGCAAGGAAGTGATAACCGGGAAGAAATACACCCGTAGCCCGTTTCATTTCAGTTGGGATTACGATAGCAAGACAGATGTTAAGCAGCACAACGGAAGTGCTTCCGGGTATTACGAGATGAACGATGTCTTTGATGTGACGGGAAATTTTCTCTATCCGCGTGCATCAGTCACTCCCTTGCTCCGGCGCAACGGTTGGATGGGGCGATTATTGAAGATGGCACGGGTTTCTGTTGTGGATACTATTTGCCAGCTGCTTACCAACCCCTTAGCCGAGACTTTGGTAAAGACCGGGCAGTTGTCCGTTTTTGAATACATGTTGCGTAAGGATAACTACGAGATACCTTTCCGGCATGCCCTTAACATCTGCAACCGGAATCATTACATCGTTCAGGATGCTTCCCTATGGTTCGACTATCTGGAAGCATTGGCATACTTTAACCTCGACACCCATAACGCTAAATATGTTTGTCCGCCTAACCTTATGGAAGCACACGACAAGATGATGGAGCGTAAACGCAAGGTGAAAGCGAAGCGGAGTTTGGAGGAAAAGTGCAAGGAGGCAGCCAAGTGGGAAGAAGTGTACAAGAAAGACAAAGGGAAGTTCTTCGGTGTGTGCTTCGGTGACGGTGAGATAATGGTGACGGTGATAAGTAGTGTTGCCGAGATAGCGGAGGAAGGTGCGGCAATGCACCATTGCGTATATGACAATGGCTATTACAAGAGGCCGGATTCTCTGATACTTTCTGCAAAGGACACCGAAGGGAAACGCATCGAGACTGTGGAACTGAATTTGAAAACTTTGAAAGTAGAGCAGTCAAGGGCGGTATGCAATGGTGTTTCGCCTTATCACAATCGTATCATTGGTCTTGTGGAGAAGAATATAAATCTAATTAAACAACGAATGACAGCATGAAAGAATATATAGAATTTCTGAAAGACAAGATGGCCATCAGCCGTCAGACCGGGTTCGAGGTCAATCCGGATGAACTGACACCGTCGTTATATCCCCATGTGAAAGATACTGTTCGCTGGGCGGTGTCCGGTGGTTGCCGTGCGATATTCTCCAGTTTCGGTATGCAAAAAACCGTAACTCAGTTGGAGATACTTCGGGTAGTCCTGAAACACAAAGGTGGCAAAGGGCTGATAGTATGTCCCAAGCGTGTAGTCGTTGAGTTTCTTACACAAGCGGAACAACATCTGCACATGAAAGTGACCTATGTACGAACTATGGCTGATGTGATGATATGTCCGACTGACATCATGGTTACGAACTACGAGCGTGTGCGCGACGGTGAAGATGGTGTAAGAATAGAACCTTCCTACTTCACCGCAACATCATTGGATGAAGCGAGCGTATTGCGTGGTTTCGGTACCAAGACCTATCAGGAGTTCCTTCCCTTGTTTGCGGATGTTCCCTACCGCTTTGTCGCCACCGCCACGCCATCGCCCAACAGATATAAGGAACTGATACATTATGCCGGTTATCTCGGTGTGATGGATACCGGGCAGGCGCTTACCCGTTTCTTTCAGCGTGACAGCACGAAGGCGAATAACCTTACCCTTTATCCGCACAAGGAGAAGGAGTTCTGGTTGTGGGTAAGTACATGGGCGTTGTTCCTCACCAAACCGTCCGACCTTGGTTACCCCGATACCGGATATGAATTGCCGGAACTGCGTGTACATGAAGAAGTGGTTAGTGTTGATAACTCCACTGCCGGAACCGACCGTGACGGACAAGTGAAGATGTTCCGTGAGGCTGCTCTCGGACTTGCCGACGCAGCGAAAGAACGCCGGGACAACATGCAGGAAAAGATTGCCCGTGTGGTGGAAATCATTAACCGTCCTGAAAACAAGAACGACCATTTCCTTTTATGGCATGACCTGGAGAATGAACGGAAGGCTTTGTGTGACGCCATACCCGGCTGTAAGGCTGTGTACGGTTCGCAGGATGATGAGGAAGCCGATGAAGTGATAGCGGACTTTAAGGACGGCCGTCTGAAATACCTGGCCGCCAAACCGGAGATGCTTGGTGAAGGTTTGAACTTCCAGTACCACTGCCACAAGGCAATCATGTTCATCGACTACCGTTTCAACGACAAGCTCCAGGCGATAGCCCGTATCTACCGTTTCATGCAGCAGCATCCGGTTGACCTTTATCTGGTATATGCGGAAAGTGAGGGCGAGATATACAAGAGCTTCATGCAGAAGTGGGCGCAACACCGCGAGATGGTAGCCAAGATGACCGATATAGTCCGTGAGAATGGTTTGTTCGGCTTGCAGGCAGAGGAAAAGATGATGCGGTGGATGTTTGCCAGCAGGGAAGAAAAGTCCGGTAAACTGTGGAGGGCCATAAATAACGACAATGTTCTTGAATGCCAGACTATGGAAAGTAATTCGGTGGACTTGATTGTAACCAGCATCCCGTTCTCCAACCACTATGAGTACACTCCGACCTATAACGACTTCGGGCATAATGAGGACAACGGCAAGTTCTTCGAGCAGATGGATTATCTTACACCGGAGCTTATGCGTATTCTTAAACCCGGTAGGTTAGCTTGCATCCATGTGAAAGACCGTGTACTGTTCGGCAACGCTACGGGTGACGGTATGCCCACTATCGACCCGTTCAGTGAAATGACTGTATTCCACTACATGAAACACGGTTTCCGCTACATGGGGCGCATCACGGTGGATACGGATGTGGTAAGGGAGAACAACCAGACTTATCGGCTTGGATATACAGAGATGTGCAAGGACGGTTCAAAGATGGGTATCGGTTGTCCTGAATATGTCCTTCTTTTCCGCAAGCTTCCTTCCGACACCTCACGGGCTTATGCTGATTTGCCGGTGACAAAAAACAAAAGCGAATATTCGTTGGCCCGTTGGCAGATAGACGCTCATGCAAGTTGGAAATCTTCGGGTAACTCTCTATTGAGTTACGAGGACATGAAAGGGGCCGGCATTGACAAGATACGCCACCTATTCAGGAACTACGAGCGTGGGCACGTCTATGATTATGAGGAACACGTATCATTCGCCGAAGAGCTGGAGGCATACGGAAAACTGCCAAAGACATTCATGGCCGTTGACCCGGTAAGCAAGAAGCCCTGGATATGGGATGATGTCACCCGGATGCGCACGCTCAATACCAAGCAGTCGCAGAAGAAACGGCAGAACCACATCTGCCCCCTTCAGTTAGATATTGTCGAAAGATTGATTGAACGGTATTCAAACAGGGGTGAACTGGTGTTTGACCCGTTCGGAGGTATCGGCACCGTTCCCTATTGCGCTATCAATCTGGGGAGGAAAGGTCTGTCAACCGAACTCAATTACGACTACTGGAAAGATAGTCTTTCATATCTGTATGAGGCAGAGATGGAGGTCAGCGCACCCACATTGTTCGACTTAATGAATGATGCCGTATGAACATTTATCATACAGAACCCAGATTCGACTGCGAAAGATTCGCTCCATGCGGGCGCATCTCCCTGCACAAATGCCGGAAATACAAAGGCAGACTGGATGAATGCATGGGATGTACGCTTGTACGCCGTAAAGTCAAAACGGTTGCCGGCACGGAAGCCGGAAGAAAGGTTTGTCCGCATTGCGGACGTTCCCTTCCGCTCCACCGGTTCTATAACAGGACTGTCAGATATGGGGATAAGGAATACCGATGTCTCACCTCCTGGTGCAAGATGTGTATGAGTGAAGTCGCAGCGGAAAGAAATCGCAATAATTAATTAAAATTTCCAATGAAAAATGTAACGAAACTTGCCAAGAAGTCAGCCGGACTTAGCCAAAAATGTTCAATTTGCCCACTTATGCAAAGATGCACTTTAGAAATCCATAGAGCTTGTTTTGACAGCTTTGTGGAGGGCTTTAAGAAGGGGGCTAAAGCAGCAGAAAAAGAAATAAACAAGAAATTCAAAACAGAACAATAATGAGTAAAATGGACGCATTGCAGATATATGCTGCATTTTTAAATATGATTGAAATTCTTGATAACTACAAGCTTTTCAAGAACTCTGATGGAACTCATGCCATTGACGTGGAAATCAAGGGTTATAAACAGAGTTTCAAAGCAGATGATATTTATAATTTAATGAATCTACTTGGCGACTGGCTATGCAAATTACCTAAAAGCACATGGGTTGAATTTAACTTTTAATAAATTAGAAATGAAGCAAATAGTGATTGGCGATAAGCCTTTAATGCAAATATCAGAAGAGGATATTTTGCAGGTTGCAGTAATTCAAGGATGCTGCGCTCATCCTGACTATTGGAATTATCCAACTTTAACCGAGTATGATAATACCATGTTTAGAGATTCAGTATGGTGCTCATACAAATCTACACGGAAAGAGGATAATTGAGATAGTAGCGAAATTACTTTCTTTTTTAATCCCAAAGATTTGTCCTACCACACTATCATAGAGAGTGGTCAACAGAAAAATGGCATGGAGAACGTCTTGGGTTAAATGCAATAAAGTTCTTGATTGAAAAAGGCTATGATGTGCCAATTTATTAATTCAAATACATTCAGATATGAACAGAATACAGGAATTAGAAGCTGAAATACAGCGTGTTAAAGAAAGTAGAAGCTGATAAAAAGAAAGCAATGTATCAACATTTTGTTGGTAAGTATGTGCATAGAGCGCATACTTCGTATGAAAAGATTATCGGCATAGATCATATTGATACAGACGAATTTGGCGACGAAGTGGTATTTGATAGTATTCATGTATATTACGATAATAGAGGTGATGAATATAATAATGATGCGAGTATCAATTTGCAAGGCTGGGGACAAGCCTATGCCGAAGAACTTGAAAAACAACTAATACCCCATGAAGCTTTCAATAAAGCACTGAATGATTGTATCGATTTAATAAAACGTAGATTAGAGTAAAACAAAATAGAAATGAGGCAAGTTTGCAAGGCTTGCCCCATTATGGCGGTTTATGTTTTTAGATACTATCTGATAGTGTAAATATCAGCGATAATCTAAAAGGTTTGACTTGGAGTTAATACAAAGCTCCCTGTCACGACTAAGCAATAGATAATGCTTATGGAGCTTATAACTGCAAGAATAAAACACAATGTGTCTAACATAAACTACCCAATCAATTGCCATTTAGATTGGGCTTTTATACGCCCAATCTAATTTTTAAAATATTTAAACATATTTCAAATATTAAATTGCCGACAATATTATCGGTGGAACAAAGATATGATAAATAAAACGAAAGAGCAACAAGCTATTGGTTTTCTTCGTAGCATGGAATGCGATCATCCCTTAAATCTAGGTTTTTCCGGTGGTAAAGATAGCGTTGTTATTCTTGACCTTGCAGAACGGGCAGGCATTAAGTATAACGCCATCTACGCCAACACCACAGTAGACCCGCCGGGAACAATTAGCTTTATAAAGAAGAATTATTCACAAGTGCAGATTATGCACCCGGAGAAGTCGTTTTTTAAGTTAGTGGAGGAAAAGGGATTTCCTTCCCGGTTACGTCGGTTCTGCTGCGAGGAACTGAAAGAACGATATGGAATTGGTAAGCGAAGCATTGAAGGAATGAGAGCTGCCGAAAGTAGAAATCGAAAAGATTATGAGCCGGAGCAGTGTGATACAAGAAAATGGATGAAAGGCGCAAAGCATATTCTTTCTATCCTCACATGGACAGAAGAAGATGTTTGGAGCTATATCCGAAAATACGGATTACCATATTCAAAGTATTATGATGCTCCATATAATTTGAGCCGTCACGGTTGTGTCGGCTGTCCTCTCTGCAATTACAAGCAGATGCAATTAGAGTTTAAGATGTTTCCCGGTTATGCTCAAAGTGTGATAATAGCCGTTGAAAGATATATGAACACTCACCCTAATGGGTTTCTTGCTCGCAACTTTGCAGACGGTTATGAAGCTTTCTATTACTACATCAACGAAATACCTATTGCGGATTTTCATGAGCAAAAGAAAGGGTTATTCAGATTTAGCGCAAGGGAAATTATTCGAAGAGAAATTTTAAATCAATTAACGTAATACGATATAGATATGAAACAGACAGTAGAAGAAGCGGCATACGATTATGCTGCCCAAAAAACGAAATTCAGAAAAGACGTTCTGAAAGAAGTAGATGCTGATAATTACGTTTACCGTCACTCTGATTGCATGGAAGATTTTCAGTGTGGTGCCGAATGGAAGGCAAAGCAATCACCTTGGATAAGCGTAAAGGAGCGACCGCCAAAACATAATATTGAAGTTATTATATGCCATGAACGCGAATTTTATATAGGTAAAATGTATCGTTCAATGCAATCAAATTGGTGGAGGGTAAACAAAGATGAAAGAACTGATATGATAGTTAGCGAAGATGATTCTTGGACACCTATACCCGTCTTTCGATGAGATACTCGAAGCAAACAAGGATGTACTGGAACGGATTAAGGAGAAAGGAGATTGAATAATGGAAAGAGGGAAAATATTAAAGCTATCAGATTTGAAAGACATGCACGGCTCTATTACTTTGGAATATACCGGGATTCTTTATGCTGGTGTAGATAGGGAAAAGAAGCTCCGTGAATTGGCAAAAGTTAATCCGCAGGAGTATTGTCTTGCATTAGGAGTGAATGATGATAGTGAAATTTTCAAAGACATTTCGTCGGGTTCCTTAGTGTCGCCGATGAAATTTTTTAAAAGACTGAAAGGAGAATAACTATGGGATTTACAACACCGTGCTTTATACGCAAAAACACACCGGATCTTCGGAAGAAGCTGGAAGAATTAGGATACAACCATCCTACTGATGTAGTTGAAGATGAAAGGTTTTGTATTGCTACATCACCAGTTAACTGCAATTATCATATTATTATTAAAGGGGCTTTTGATGATACAAATCCTTATTACACATGGAATTGTGCTGGAAGAATTGATTGCGGAACCAACGAGGAGCTTTTCTTGGCTATTGCCGCATTGAGAGATGATACAGACAAGAACCAATGGTTGGTATTGGACCATGACAACATATGGGAAGCGGTCGGATGCTACCAATACAAAGGGGATTTTATTCTTTGCAATCATGACCGGTGGTATTGTGGGACAGACGTAGCACAAGCACACAAGGCTACTGTAAAGGAATTGCAGGAACTATTCTCCCAAAAGATTCAAGTTCCTCAAATAGAGTGGAATATAAATGACGTCATAAATAAAGATTAGTATCATGGAACAGAACAAGAAAGAAGTGGTCTTTGACGGCAAGGACCTTATATTCGATGTGGACGGAATAGAAATCAGGAACGGGAAACTGCCTGATTCCTTCAGTATAAAAGAGCGTTATGAGATAAGCGCGGAAAGCCTTACCAAGCTTGTCGTAGCGTTGGGTGAAGGGAATGCACTTACCGAATTTAATGAGGTACGAGGGAGTTACGGTGTTTTTAAAGCAGAAAGAACTATATATCCATTAAAAGATGATTATGTCAAGAAGCTTGCCGAAGAAATTACCAGGTTGGAAAACAAGGCCAATTCCCTGCAAGAAAAGGTTTATGCAGAACGCAGAAAAGCTTCTGATGAAGGATACAAGCGCCACCTGCTGGAAAACTTGATTAAAGAGCACAACAAACGCTCATGGTGGGGACGGGCAGAAAAGATTGAACTGAAAACAGAGGAGTGAGAATGGACCTGAGAATAATAGATTTCCCGGAATACCCATGGAAGACCTTGAATGTGCATAAGGACTTCAGCTACTCGTTCAACATCAGTCCGGGAAAGAAAATAGAGGGGGATTTGTTCGATTCCTCCAAGATGAAAGTTGTGTCCTACAATGAAAACAGCCATGTGCAGATATTGGCTGTATGTGACCCTTACGGGCCGCCTTTCTATGTACGCAGGGATATGGACGGTTTGTTATGGTCCTCATGGGTAAAAATAGAGGAGGAGCATTTCTGGCAAGAGATTAATGGTTGTGCAGAAGCCATTAATTTCCCTCCTCTGTGTACGTCTCATTATTATTTTTAAGTATTATGAAAAATGAATCGTTTGAAAGGGCTAAAATCCTTAAGGAAGAGATTGAAAAGTGCAATTCTCTTCTTGAGTTAATTCTAAAAAGCAGTAAAGAATGCTTCGTTAATCGCGATGCCGTCAGGACATCCGGTGATATTGCGGTTATCACTCTTCCTAAATATTGTACTCAGTACATTATAGATGGACTTTATGCAAAAAAATGCCGACTGGAGCAGGAATTTAAAGAGTTATAAATCAAAACAAGAAATAGGAGGAATAATCATGAAAGCACATGTAATGAAACTTGAAAACAACTGTGTAATTGTTGACGAGGAATATTTTAATGAGATAAAGAAGAAGGCAGAATCCAACCAAGAAAGGATAAACGAGATTGCCGAGGAAAAGTTTTTGGAATATGTCAAAGAAAGCGGTATCGAACTTTCCTATGAAGTGAACGGAATACCTTATATGTTTCATTATGATTTGTTGAATGAAATAAATTATGAAGAAAGAGGATATCCGGAATCCGTGTCAGAAAGGGTGAAGCATACTATCGCAGACGATATAACACAGTCTTTAAACAATAAGCTTAAGGGAATAAAAGATGAAGCTTTGAATTATGCCTTAAGTGAGTTTGACAAACAGAAACACGGTTTAGAGGCTACTGTAAAAATATGGAAACATTTCGCATTAATCTTTATCATTACGACTATTGTTTTAATAATTAGATTATTGTTTATATAACTATGACAGAAGAACTTGTAACATTAGAGACAGCGAAGCTGCTGAAAGAGAAAGGGTTTCTACAAAGGAAATATTTTATAAATGTTTCTACTTTGCATAATTGTTATAAATACCTATCTGTTCCACCTCAATCGGTAGTTCAAAGGTGGCTTCGTGAAACCAAGGACCTGCATATTGAAATATCCTATATGTATGAAAATTATTGGATATATGATATACTAACAATTCCGAACCATGACTTAGTAGGGTTGTCGGATAGACCTATTATCCATTATAAATCCTACGAGGAAGCACTTGAAGCCGGAATACAAGAAGCGTTAAAACTTATATGATTATGAGAAGATTTATATATATACTGGTTTCTATCATTATATCATATCTAATTTGTGTATATGAGTATAATACGTGGAATTTTATTGCAGGGTTAGAGCCTTCGCAAGCTTGCGAAAGATTAGCCAAATACGCTTTTTATTTCGTGATATGGTATTGGGTTGCGAAAGCTGTTGATTTGTTTAATGATTAACGAATAAGAGTATATAATTATGAAAGCAAACCTTATTTTCTTTCTTGCAATATTCATCATATCAGCATTATTCATCGGTCATTTCCGACTGACATTCTCACCGTTCAGCATATCACTTCCTTATTGGCATAGAGCTTTAGGAGTAGTCCTTATTGTTGCAGGCTGTTTGGTTTACAATATAGGGGAGAATGTAGCCGGGTATAAGAAAGGGCTTGATAACGGCATGGAAATAGTCTTGAAACAATTGAAGAAACGGTATGAACGACCAGGTGATTAATAAAGAAAAGATATTGCCAATGGTTACAAAAAAAGGCTATCTATCCCAGACAGCCAATCTTTTTTATTAACCTTAATCTAATACTATGAAAAACACATTGCAAAGGTACGGATTTGTGGAAGTTATGCAAATTATGAGCCTTTGTTCAGTCATCATATAACATGGTTTAGCTGGTAAATGTATTTGTTAACCATTAACGGTGTAATTGTTAAATTGAAGATTTGGATTTATTTAAGGTATTGCTGTCTAAAACAAAATCTTCTGCCAAATCTTGTCAGTAACTTCTTTGATACCAGATAGTCCGTTCGTGGATTATTCGGTATCTTTATTTTCGTAACGTAAAATAGTGTGCCAATGGAGATAATTTATAGAAAAATAGAAGACCTTAAAAAACTGGGTAACAATCCCAGAACCATATCAGAGGAGCAGATGCGGATACTCAAAGAGTCTATTCATAGTAATCCGGACTACTTCGAGGCACGTCCCATCATACTCTCTGACCGGACTGGGGAACTGGTGATTATAGCCGGAAACCAACGGTATGAGGCCAGTGTAGAACTAGGACTTTCTGATGTGCCGACGGTTCTGCTTCATGGGTTGACAGAAGAACGAGAACGGGAGATTATTATCCGTGATAACGTGAATAATGGTACATGGGACGAAAAACTATTGAAGGAGTGGAATGCAGAGTCTTTGATGGATTGGGGATTAAACTTTGATTTCGACTATGATAGTCTGGTAGATAGTGAAAGTGATGCCCGGAATAAATACACGAAAAAGATTGAAGCTCCGGTGTATGAGCCTAAAAACCCTGTATGCCCGGAAATAAATTCTCTCTATGATAAAAGCAAATATGAAGAACTGATTTCGGAAATAGATAATTCAAACGTTCCGGAAAATGTGAAGTCTTTCCTTCGGATAGCTGCATTGAGACATATTGTATTCGATTACGGACGGATAGCAGAGTTCTACGCCCATCAGGAGAAAGAGATTCAGGAACTGATGGAAGCGTCTGCGCTGGTGATAATAGACTTTGATAAGGCGATAGAGAACGGTTATTCCAGATTCAAGGAAGATATTTATGAAATAATGCTGGAGGATACTGAAGATGAGGAGTGATTTTGCAGCATTCATACTGACGCATGGCCGTGCCGGTTCCGTCATTACAGATAAGACACTGCGGAAGTGTGGCTATACGGGACCGATTGTTTATGTGATAGACAATGAAGATAAAGTGGCCGCAGAGTATTACGCGAAATATAAAAACGTTGTAATGTTCGATAAACCAAAGATTGCAAAGACTTTTGATGAAGCGGATAATTTTGATGATCGCAGAGCTATTGTTTATGCGCGTAATGCTTGCTTTCAGATAGCAAGAAAACTTGGCTACAAATACTTCATAGAACTGGATGATGATTACGATGTGTTTTCTTTTACTTATGGTAGAGATGGTATAGTCAAACAGAGGGCGATAAAGCAATTGGACGTGGTATTTGAAGCTATGCTACGTTTTTATGAAAGTATTCCGGCTCTCACTTTGGCTATGGCTCAGAGAGGCGATTTTGTAGGAGGAAAGGAGAACGATATTTTGAAAGGCGAGAAGATGAAACGGAAAGCGATGAATTCTTTCATCTGTTCCGTAGATAGACCGTTTAAATTCGTTGGTCGCATTAATGAAGATGTGAACACCTATACCACGCTTGGTAGCAGGGGATGTCTACTTCTGCAGGTTCCACAAGTGGCGCTAAACCAGAAGCAGACGCAGAAGAATAAAGGAGGTATGACGGATATATACATGAGTCAAGGAACATATGTCAAGAGTTTTTATACGGTTATGATGATGCCATCCTCTGTGAAGGTGGGCGTGATGGGCCATAGCGAGGAAACGAAAAGATTACACCACGTGATTAATTGGAATAACACTGTTCCTAAGATATTGGACGAACGATTCAAGAAGAAATAAGATGGCGGCACCAACTGGAAATAAATTTTGGATGTTAAGAAGTAAGCATGGAAGGGATAAGCTCTTTTCTACGCCGGAACTCTTATGGGAGGCGGCATGTGAGTATTTCCAATGGTGTGATGAAAATCCCTGGTTGTCCAAAAAGGCCATTCAAAAGACTGTTCCGGTAAAAAGGAAAAAAGGGAAGAAGGTGGAGACAGTCAATGAGCAACAAGTACAACAAGAAGTTTCCCCGACTTCCCGTCCGTATTCCCTAACCGGGTTCTGTATTTATGTAGGTGCTTCTTCCAAGTGGTGGAGCACTTTTCGTTCCGAATGTAGAAATAAGAATGATGAAGATTTTTTGGAGGTCATCGCACGCGTGGAGGAAACCATCGAAACGCAGCAGTTTGAGGGAGCGTGCGTTGGAGCTTTCAATGCGAATATCATTGCCCGAAAGTTAGGGCTTGTTGACAAGCAGGAGGTGGACCATACGAATGCAGGAAAAGAGTTCAAAGGATTTAATTTTCTACCATATACAGAAGATGCGGAGAAAGTCAAGTAATGGGATATAAGGTCAATATAAAGCAGAGGTTAGCCTATAACTACCTTCGTGACGATGTTACGAAGTTTCTGTGTTATGGTGGCGCTGGTGGAGGTGGAAAGTCATGGCTTGGGTGTGAATGGCTTATGCAATGTGCTTACTATCTCCCGGGCACTCGATGGTTCGCTGGCCGAAATAATTTGAAAGATAGCCGTGAGTCTATCTCTGTCACTTTCGACAAGGTGGCAAAGTGGCATCGATTCACTGACTACAAGCAGACCAATGACGGTATACTTTTAGGGAATGGGTCGGAAATCATCTTTCTTGACTTGACATATTATCCCGTCAAAGACCCGATGTATGAGCGATTGGGCTCCAAGGAGTTTACTGGAGGGTGGATTGAAGAAGCCGGGCAGGTTCACTACCTCGCATTTGAGGTTTTGAAGACGCGTATAGGACGGCACTTGAATGATGTGTATGGAATATCCGGGAAGATACTTATCACTTGCAATCCAAAGAAGAACTGGCTTTATCGTGAGTTCTACAAACCGTGGAAAGAAGGCAAGCTGGAAGCCCCATACGCTTTTATTCAAGCATTGGTGCAGGATAATCCCTACGCTACCGAGGACTACATAGATACGCTCCGCAATACCAGGGACAAAGTGACAAAGGAGCGCTTGTACTATGGTAATTGGGAGTATGACAACGACCCGACAGCACTCTGTGATTATGATGCCATTTGTGACCTATTCGCAAATGAGCACGTAAAACCGATAGGATTATCGACGGGAGCAGCTGACCTTGCCATGAAAGGACGCGACCGTTTTGTCGGGGGGCACTGGGTGGGTAATGTGTGTTATATCCGGTTAGACCAGGAATATAGCACGGGTAAATCTATTGAGACGGACCTTAAAAACATGATGATACAGTGGAAGATTCCACGTAGCATGATGGTAGTTGATAGTGATGGACTTGGAAGCTACCTTGAAAGTTATTTGAATGGCATCAAAGAATTTCATGGTGGTAACCGACCTATTAATCCAGAGTACGACAATCTGAAGTCTGAATGTGCATTTAAGCTTGCAGAACTAATAAATAATCGGCAGATAAGGGTTATATGTACGGAAGTGCAAAGAGAGCGCATAATGGAAGAATTGGCTGTTTTGAAGCAAGACCATATAGATGCTGATACCCGAAAGAAAGGGATAATTAACAAGGAGAAAATGAAAGAGATACTTGGTCATTCTCCGGATTACCTCGACATGTTGATAATGGCAATGCTTTTCCGTATAAAACCGATACCTAAAAGACCAAAAGCAAAATTAGGACAGATATGACAGTAAAAGAGTTTTTGATATTGAGTAACGTGGCGAGCAATGCTGCTGAACTGTTGGATCAGATAGGGAAGTTGCCTAAACCGGACTTTGTCGCAGGTGTAAGAGTTCCGGAGACTCTGAATGACCTCACTATAGGTCAGCTGATGGAACTACAATCCATACGCAATGGAATAGATTGTATAATGGTTCCATGCCGTGTTGTCCTTGGTTTGTCTATTGATAAGATAGAGAAGTGTGGGGCAGCGGATATTTTGGGATTCTCCACATGGGTAACCAAGGAGGTTGAACGTATTACCAAGCTTTTTGAAACTACGAGCGTAGTACCGACTCCGGAAGAAAGACGTGCCGGAGTGGATAAGCTTTCGTTCGGGTTGTTTGGCTTGGTGGATTACTATGCTACCCGCATGGGGATAACTGACCATGAGCAGGTAGAATGTGTTCCATGGGTGAGGGTATATAAATGCCTTGACATGGATGCAGAGAAAATACGCTATGAACGTCGATTACGGGAAATATATCAAAATATATCAGAATAAGCAATGAATACAAGTGTAGAAAGGAAGATAGCTTCTGTTGCAGAAAAGCTGGAAGGAGTCACCTATTTGTTCGATAACTGGGCGACCGCCAATGTCAGGTTGGATAAGATGCCATTGCCGGCCATTATAAATTTGCTTCCTATATCCGGGAAATTCGTCATATCAAGAACACAGCTAAGGGATTCTCCTAACTGCATGATAGCATTTGCTGATAAGGCCAAATTTGATTTCGATGGGGTGGAGAATGATGAGGTCATTGAGAGATGCAAAGGATATGCGGTTCAGTTTATCCGTGAGTTGAATAGGAGCGAGCTGTTTGAGTGGGTGAGCGATGAGGTACCTTATTCCGTTTTCTATGATAAGCTGGATGTAAATGTTACCGGAATAGTAATAGAATTGAAATTGAAAGAGGTTCAAGGAGCGCCCATGTGCTAGTTATGGAAGATAGGAGGAAAGAGGTAAAGGCGATATTGTGTGAGGAGTTGGATAATCTTCGGCAGCGCATCATAGAAAATCATATACGGGCTGGGCAGCGTGCAAGTGGCAAAACTATCAAGAGCCTGCACGTTGTCGTGGATGATAATCATGGTACTCTTTATGGTCGTCAAGCGTTCGGAGTTCTGGAGGTGGGACGTGCCTCGGGGAAAGTACCGAAAGGATTCTATAAGATTATTCAGCAATGGATGATAGACAAGGGGATCCAAGTGGAGAGACCAAGGTCATTTGCATACCTTGTGGCCCGGAAGATAGCAACAGAGGGCACATCACTTTATCGCTCTGGTACGTACGAGGATATATATACAACGAACGTGGAGCAAACAATACGGGACATTATGGACCGTGTGTTTGGTATACTCGTTGATGATGTGACACATATAAATCTACATAGTAATGAGAACTCATAAGATAGGGGAAACAACCATAGAATATCCGGATGAAATATCTTTCTGTTTTAATCCGGTAGTGATAAACATTTACGGGCATGCTTGGGATTACGTGGAGGTGACGGTGACTGATATCGTTTCTGAAATTTCATACAAGGAGAAGAGGGCTCTGTTTAATAATGCATGCTTTTTTGATGTGTCGTTTTACATGCAGTCTACATTTGACACTGTAGAATTTGGGAAAATTGATTATTCACAGACGGTTCCGAAAGATAGCGGGGTAGGACGTGTGTTCTCTGTAGATATTGACTTTTATTCGGACAGTTCAATGTCTGAAAGTTTTCAATTCAATACGTTCATCATTTGGGGGGCAATGAAGGTGGGTGAACGGTATAATGGAAATCGTATATTGACGTGGTTTAAAAACCTTCCGTTTACGGTAGGAATGTATACGGCCGGTAATGCTAATGTGACTGTGACCGCTGACAGCATTTCTTTACCAGCTATTACATTGTCTGAAAGAAAGGTGTATAATATTACTCTGAATGGAATTGATGCAAACAATGAGGTCGTATTGAAATTGCCGGGAACGAGTGTGGGGGCAAACGTGTTCGACAATACATTTGATTTTACTTTTCATGCATTGACGAATATGGCTGTAAACGTGAGGCTTTTAGTTGATGAATGCACGGATGGAATTTATTTACGTTGGATAAATCGTCATGGCTTTTATTGCTATTGGTTGTTTAAACGTGGTGATGAGGGCAAACAAATTGCCAATGATGGTGAATTCATTCGTAATAATATGCAAGACTATAACTATGTTAATGGCTATCATGGAGGTTCAGGACGTAAGCAGAGAAAAACAGAAGAGAATACATTGTTGGTGTGTGCTCCTTTAGTGGACTCTGAAACGTTTGACTTCTTGTTTCAACTCGCGTTGTCACCCATCGTTGATATGTATGCAGGTAAAAATGTGAATGGAGTTGATAGCTGGAAGGCAGTGAATGTATCTGTTGGTAATTTCAATAAGACAAGAGCCGTATTGCAGGATTTCGTAGCAACAATCATATTACCAGAAACAAGAGTACAAAGCTTATGAGAAACGATATGCTATTCATTGGTGATAAACTGATGGATTTGGATGATGATACCAAAGTAACGCTCAATTTCAAAAGTAATATATTTACGGATTTGAGTAAGATTATAAGTAATAATTCTTATACTATCAAACTTCCGAATACTATACGTAATCAGTGTGCAATCATGCATGCTGATTTACCTTCATGCGACATCGTTTATCCTAGAATTAAACTGAATGCTTGTTATTTTCGTAACGGGATAGAGATACTCAATAACGCAACTGCGGTCTTATTGTCTACATCGGATGTTTTTGAATTTGCTCTTTCATGGGGTAATGTCTCTAGATTTGCAAATATTATAAGTGGAAATAAAACGCTACGTGATTTGAAGGATAGACACAATTATGAGGTCATTGCTGATGATGATTTTCCAGATTATCATGTATTTTGGAAAGTAGGTTCTTTTGAAGGGGATGCTTCCGGTAATTTTTTTATTCCTAAAGTAGACTATGGTATACGGCGGGAAGATACAACAGGGTGGTATCATCCGGGGTGTAAGGTTACCTGGATTTTGTTACAAATTATGAAAGATAATGGTGTCACTTTTACGTTTCCTGCTAATCGCGCTTTTATGTTAAGTAGATTGTTTGTACCCTTATTAACTCGTAATGATAGCAGAAGTTATGCTGCAAAAAATGCATTACATGCAGAGTTTAGTTACTATGTACATGGACGTCTTGATAAGGGAGAACCGGAAAAATTGTATTTTGCAGATAAGTCATTTTCAAGCTATTATGGGACTATAACCAAGTTTAAAAGTAGTTCTGGAAAAATTTATATTCAAGGCTTTAAACTTAATGCTCCGAATATGAAGATTTTGATGAATGGTAATGTGTCGTTTGATGTATCCACTTCTATATACCCTAATGGAGCATGTCTGGTTGCTTATTACATTATGGATGATGATACAAGAGTCGATATTGCAACTATAGATTATAGCAAGATTGAGAGGCATAACACAAATAGTTATACTATCTATTTTGATTTTACAGATATAGAGACAGATACGCTAGAGGAAAGTAAGGAGATTTTGTTTGGATTACTTGACGCAGGGTGGATTGATGATGGTGGTATATCTATGGATAATTCATTTAGCATTACAGCTATATGTGATCAAGTGATGCCTTCGATAGATGATGAGATAAATGCAGGATATGGGCACTTCCCGATTATTGCAAATTTGCCCGAAATAAAACAGATAGATTTTATTAAAGCTGTTGCTGCAATTCTCGGTGTTTTTGCTGTTCCTGGTAAGAATGATTCAAATTCCATTGAGTTTGTTTCTGTAGATACTATTAAAGAAAATGAAACAAGAGCATATGATTGGACAAAAAAGGTTGTTGCTACTTATAAGGAGAATAAACCTAATATGTTGGAATATAGGCTGAATGATTTCGCACAGCTGAATTATCTGCGTTACAAAGAAGACTCTACGGTTAATGGCTCTTATGATGGAGCATTACAAGTATTAGATTACACTTTGGATTCAGAGCGTGATATTCTTACGCTTCCATTTGCTGGTACTGATATGGCAGGTGGCGTTGCGTCTATAAAGTTATATAAGTATGACAGTGATGGTAAATCTTCTCTAGAGAAAGTGGAGCCAAGAATTTTACTTTGTACAGATGATGCAGATGTTCTGAAAGGAACATTTGAGGAACTTGATTTTTCTTCTGTGATTAACTCTTATTACAAAAGTTATAGTGAGGTCATTTATATGCCTAAAGTAATCACAGAAAAGATAGAAATAAATGATATTGAGTTGAGAGACTTGGATATGACTGTTCCAATTTACTTGGCCCAATATGGTAGATATTATGCCATTATTTCCATTAAGGCAGAAGATACGGGAATATGTGAATGTAAATTGTTACAATTGGAGGTATAATTATGAAAGACAATACAAGTGAAAAAATATTGGAAATTCGGGTAAAGTATGATGATGCTATCCGTAAAATAGCAGAGTATCGTACGCAGTTGGATATACTTCGAAAAGTAGAACAAACTCTTAAGGAGGATTTGAAGAAAGGCCGTATGAGTAGGGAGGAATATAATATTAAATTAACCGAAAATAGAGTTGCTACCCAACAATATACAGATGCCATCCGTGTACTGAATAAACAAATTCAAAATGAACGTAAAGAGCAGACAGAGATGGAAGGAAGCCTTGTTAGGTTGCGGGCTGAGCTTTCCAATCTTACCGCTGCTTATGACAGATTAAGTCGTGTAGAGCGTGAGGGGGGCGAAGGCAAAGAGCTGCAAGATAAGATAAATGCCATTACCGATGAACTGAAAGGTGCGGAAGAAGAAACGCAGCGCTTTTATCGGAATGTGGGTAATTATAAAGATGCGATACTTCAGGCTACAGAAGCCCAAGTACCTTTTGTTTCCATATTGCGCAGTGGCGTTAGCGTCTTGCGAGGTACAAAGGAATTTGTTGGTGGTTTGAAGGATGAATTGGTTAAAATAACAGTCCAGTACAAAGCAGGAACGGTCACTGCGAATATGTTCTCTGGTGCTCAAAAAACAGCGGCTATAACAAGTAATTTGTTATCTGCAGCTTTAAAAGTGTTGAAACTTGCACTAATTTCCACTGGTATTGGGGCTACTGTTGTTTTGTTGGGTTCATTGGTCGCATGGTTGGCTAAAACGCAAAAAGGTACTGAATTTCTTTCTAATGTAATGTCCTCTTTTGGGGCAATTATTGATGTGATTATAGACCGGATTGCAAAGTTTGGTGGAGCTATTGCTAAATTCTTCTCTGGTGATTTTTCTGGTGCAGCAAAGGATATGAAGGATAGTTTTTCCGGTATTGGAAAAGAAATTTCAAATGATGCGAAACAAGCGTGGGCACTGAATGATGCATTGCAACAGTTAGAGAAATCGGAAACAATGCTTAATATGAAGCGTGCGGCAAGTCGCTCTGAGATTGAAAGATTGAAGCTCATTGCAGATGATACTACAAAAAGCCTGAAAGAGCGTACTGATGCGGCTACAAAAGCATACGATATGGAAAATAAACTTCAGCAGGAAAGCATTGATATTGGCCGAAAGAAATTGGCAAATCTTCTTGGGCAAATAGAACTTACTGGTGAAGCTAATAAATTGCTTGATGATATGGCACAAGGGGCAGTAACGGCTGATGAGGTTATTAGCCGATTGGGTATATCAGAAAGTACAGTGAAAGATTTAAAGGAATTCTCTCAAGTTTTTTCGGACGTAGCTCAAAAGGAAATGGAGAGCTATACCCGTAATAAGGAAACCCAGAATAAAATAAATGCGATGCGGAAAGAATCAGTAGATAAGGCTAAAGTTGTAAAAGAAAAAGAACTTTCAGAAATTCGTAAGGCTGAGGATGAAATGCTTAAGCTGGTTAAGGACAGTAGAGAGAAACAATCCATTGAGATAGAACGTCAGTTTTCTCGTCAAATAGAAGATTTGCGTGTTCGCTTGATTGAGGAACAAGACCTTACAACGAAAGCACGTGGAGCTGGAGCTATAAATAATCAGATTATTGCACTTGAACAGCAAAAAAATGATGCATTACAGCAATTATCGGAAGAACAACTGATGAAGGAGGTGGAGAACCGGCAGAAACTAATCTCTCTGCAACTTGAATCCGTAAAAGCTGGAAGTGAGCAGGAATACCAACTCAAAATACAGCAACTTGTTGTCCAACGTGACGTAGAACTTCGTCAGAAAGAGCTTACTGAACAGATGAAGCTTGCTGTCACGGAGAAGTACAATAAAGAGATTGATGATTTGTCCGTTCAACATGAGAATGATACAGCAAAGAAACAAGCTGATGCACTCAAACTTCGATTGGATAATGAATTGGCAGAAGCTAAATTGAATGGATATAGTGAACTTGAGCTTCTTCGTATGCAGGAACAGCAGAAGCTTGAACTGAAAGACAGCTTGAGACGGATGGAAGAGGAGAGTGATGCCGAATTCCGGGCCAGACAGCTTGCTGCAGACCAAGAATACTTGGATGCAAAGCAGGCGGTCATTGACAAGGAAGTGGAGATGCAGCAAAATAAAGGTGAATCCCTTTCTGTCTTGGCAGGGAATCTTTCTGATTTGTTGGAACAAGCGGCAGGAGATAACGAGAATATGGCCCAGTTGGCGAAAATACTGGCTATTGCGGAGGTTTCTATCGCACAAGGGGTAGCCATTGCCAAAGCCGTAGAAACAGCTACCCGCTCATCTGCAACATGGATTGACATGCTTGCTGCGATAGGTACTGTAGTGGCATCTGTAACTACTGTTATGGGAAAGGCTATGAAATCGGTGAAAAGTGCTAAATTTGCACAAGGAGGTAAAGTTGAAGGGCCAGGTTCCGGTACAAGCGATTCCATACCTGCTATGTTGTCCAACGGTGAAAGTGTAATGACGGCTGCTGCAACCTCGATGTTTGCTCCGTTATTGTCGGCTTTCAATCAGATAGGAGGAGGTATTCCCATTAATGTAACAGCTTCTTCCAATCAGGCGTTAGGAGAGGACATGCTGGCCAAAGCTGTTGCAAAAGGTATGATGATGGCGCCTGCTCCGGTGGTTTCTGTGGAAGAGTTTACCTCTGTTGCTAATAGGGTTAAGTACGTTGAAAATCTTGGTAGTATATGAAAGCATATGAACTATTGATATTGAATAAGAGTCTTCTTCAAATGATGGGGGATGCTTCGCTTGATGTCGGGGATGTGAAATATATTCCCGTGTATCAAGAATATGTCCGTCTGTCAAAGGAGGGACATAAAAAGACTTATATCATGCAATATTTATCCGATGAGTATAATATTGCGGAAAGGACAATTTATCGGATAATAGATAAGTTCTCAAGTAAGGTGGATGTTTAGGGGGGGCGGAATTATTCCGCTCTTTTTTTGTTTTGAAAAAGTTGCTGACAAAGCGTGTCAGTGGAATAGACTTCTTATTTTCTTCAAGCCGTATCATGTTTTCTACCTTTGTTACAAACAATTATGTGATATGGCTAAATTATACATTAACAAGGACATTGTAGCTGATAAGGATAAAATGGAAAATTGGTATTTGACCGGTGACGAGGGGCTTTCGTTTCCGGATATCCAATACTTCCTTTCATGGCTTGACCCGGCTGACCCTAAAATTGACATTGAAATCCATTCGTGCGGCGGTGATACGGTTGAGGGGTATGCTATTTATGATGCATTACGTGCGTCGGGCAAGGAAATATCTTGTACCGTTGTTGGACGATGTGCTTCTATGGCTACCATCATTTTGCTTTCTGCTCCACTTGAACGCAGAAAAGCTTATCCTCATGCAAAGTTTCTCATCCACAAACCATATTTGGCAAGATATGATGATTTATTGGACCTTGAAACTATAGAATCCATCAAATCAAGTCTGGAAGCGGAAAAGGATAAGATGATGGCTGTATATGTTGAACGGACAGGAGTTGAATCGACCATTTTGGAGGTCCAGATGAACAAGGAGGCATGGTTTGGCGGTGAGGTTGCAAAACAACTTGGATTTATATCTGGTGTTCTTATACCGACTACAGCAAAAGGAACTGATTATAAACTTAATAGTGAGAAAATGAACAAAGAGAAACAAGTAACGGTAAAGCAATCTATCATTGACAGACTGCTTGCGAAATGTGGCTACCAGAAGATAGAAGACATTCCGGTAGTATCTATGGAACTGACAGATGCCGAAGGTAATACACTGACGGTGGAACGTGAAGAAGGAGAACCGCAGGTGGGAGATGCGGCATCCCCCGATGGCGAGCATGTTATGCCCGATGGTAAGACTATCATTGTAACAGACGGAGTGATTACAGAAATCAAAGACCCGGAAGAAGCAAACGGTGACGAGGAGATTGAAGCTTTAAAGGCGCGCATTGAAGAACTTGAAGAGGAAAATGCGGCATTGAAAACCAATGCCCGTACAGTTGAGGACAATAAGATACTGAATGCTGTAAAGATGGCAGGAGGTGAGAATTGGCTAGCAAAACATTGTTCAACCTATAGAGTCTCTTTGCGTACCCAATCCTTCAAGAATACTGTTGAGACACAAGCAAGTGCAGAGGAGACACCTATTCAAAGAAAGTTGAGAGAGGAAAGGGAGAAGAGAACTAAAAAGTAAAGAAAGGAGAATTGAGTATGCCTATTTTAGATTTTTCAAAATTGACGCCAGACAATCAGGCGGTGAAGGATTTGAAAGACTTGATTGAACTGACAGTCTTTCAAAATGAGGATATGGAGCGTTTTATGACGTTCATGCCTAAAGTGACCAATGGCAAGAAAGTTGGCTTCATCGGTGAGATGGAGGATGTAGGTATCGCAGGTGCCGGATGTGACCCTGAATATCAAAAAGTGGCTATCGCTGCCGCCCAGAAAGTATGGGAAATTGGCGACTGGCAAGTTCCGTTGGAAATGTGCTATGAGGATTTGGAGAATACTATTGCAAAGTACTGCTTGAAGACCGGTACCAATATTGCGGACCTTACTTCTACTGAATATATGGATGGGATTGTCCTTCCAAAACTGACGGAAGCAATGATGAAAATGTTATGGCGCTTCACTTGGTTTGGAGACAAGGATGCCGCTAATATTGACGGTTCCGGTCAAATTACGGATGGATTGAATGTAGAATTGTTCAAGACATGTGACGGTTTCTTTAAACGCCTGTTTGCCATATGTGCAGAGAATTCCGGTCAGCATACCGTTATATCAGCCAACTCTGAAGCATCTTATGCTTTGCAGAAGTCCAAGATGAAAGAATTGGGGGCTGCTACATCTGTGTTTGACACGATGCTTGAAGATGCGGATAGCCGTATTTTCCAGAAGTCCGGACATGCAATTTTTGCTACAAAATCATTATGTGATTCTTTGTCACGTGATGTGAGGGAGAAATATAAGGTTATTATGCCTTGGACGGTCATTTTTGACGGCCTTGAAGTAGGAGAGTATGACGGCGTTACGGTCGTAAAATGTTCTATTTGGGATAGATTTATTCAAGCGTATCAGAACGATAAAACGAAACTGAACCTTCCTCACCGTGCGGTTCTATGTTCTCCGGACAATTTAATGTACGGTTGTGAAGGCGATAACCCGATATCTGACCTTGATATCTGGTTTGAAAGAAAACCCCGTAAGAATTATATCTATTCTACTGGTAAACTCGGTTCTATGATTGGCGAGGACAACTTGGTGCAAGTAGCATATTGACAAAAGGAGGTATTCTATGGGAGTATGTGATGATATTTTAAAGAAAGATATTGTTCCGTCGTGTGATGATCCAGTAGTACAAGGATTGGAGCAGGAAGGGGTAATAATGAATCGTGCGGATGTGGACTTTGCAGCCACAGTATTCAATTCTACAAAAAAGAATGTGATTGAAACGCTGGCTATGAAAACCGGGAAGAAGGCTTATAAGGTTGTTGTTCCTGGTAAAAATCCATTTACGGGTACAAAGACCTCATTAGTGGCTGGCACATATCGTAGTTCGTTTACCAATACTGTCGCGATTGTGATATTGGCAAACGACCCGGATGTATGCGCTGATGTTATTGACGGATTGGCTAACGGTACCTATGTTGTGGTGTTGGAGAATAAATATAAGGGTTTACAGAAAGAAGGAAACCCTGGTGATGCCGCTTTTCAGGTGTATGGTTACTACCAAGGGCTTACAGCTACAGCTATCGACAACGATAAGTATAGCGAGGATACTGAAGGTGGATGGGCTGTTACCTTGGAAGAGCAGAAAACGCCTAAATCTGCATTATTCTTGTTCAAGACGAGTTATGAAGCAACTAAGACTGCTGTCAACACTTTGACGGCTGAACCGGCAGCATAGGAGGGAATATGCTTGTCTTGGAGATGGTTGATAAGTTGAAGAGATTGGGGGATAAGGTCTCCCTTTCTTCTTCTGATAAATCAGACATTGAACTGATGTTTCATGAAGTTCTTGGTAGGACATTTACCAAGACCTCATGTGCTGATTGCTATCGTGACGCTGTGATTGAAATGTATTCGTACTTAAAAAGATATGGAAAAATGAAAGAAAAATCAAGTTATGCATTGAAAAATGGTGTATTGCTCCAAGTAGGCTTTGGAAGTAGTGAAATGTACACCAACAACAATCTTACTGACGAAGCGGCAGAAAGGTATCTTGCGGAAAATCCTAAAGGGATAGTCTTTTTTGCTTCAACGCCTTCCGATTGGGAGAAAAGGGTTGAAAGACGGATGAGTCCTGCTTTACCATTGGATGAAACTTTGGTTTCAGAATTGGTGAAAGCCTTTGAAGTGGAAGGTGCTACTTCTGAGATTGTGAGAGATGCGTTCAAGACTTATAAACTGAACGGGAAGAAAGTTACAGCTAAAGTATTGGATGCTCATATTAAAGAGGCTCAATCTGTAGTTGACTCTAAGCAGACTATAGAAGCCGTAGAAACGGTGAAATAAAGAATAACCTCACGGAACGATGAACGTAAATGAATTAAAGAAGAAGAGTAATAGGCGTGTTGACACGGGCTATTTACGTAATCTTGGCATCCAAAGCTACGGTGATGATAATTTATATCCCCAACATCTAAGAAATATCATCGCTGCGAGTTCAACGGGTAGCGAATGTGCAGAACGTTATGCCAATTTCATAGAGGGAAATGGGTTTCGTGAGGTTGCTTTTTCTGAATATGTGGTTAACCGCCGTGGAGATACGGCAGATGACATCCATGCTTTCGTCTGCAAGGATGTTGCTGATTACGATGGGATGGCGATACATGTTAATTATAATATGTTCGCAGATATAGTGGAAGTACAGCACATCCCCTTTGAAAATTGCCGTTTGTTGGAGGAGGATGAATCCGGATATATCGCAAAAATCGCAGTTCATCCGGATTGGACAGGAAAGAAAACCCGTCAGGGAAAAGCCATAAAGGTAATACCAGAAAATGTGGAGTTTATAGATGTATTTAATCCACGTAAGGAGGTGGTCTATGCGCAAATTCGGGCTGCCGGAGGGATTGAAAACTATAAGGGGCAGATACTATGGATTAGCAACACAGGGAAATTCGTGTATCCTATCGGAAGAGCTGACCGTGTGATTACGGAAATGAGTACGGATGAGGGATTAGCCAATGTGAAGTATCGTAATGTGCGTTGTAACTTCATGCCTTCCGGGATGATAATTACAAAGAAAGGTGCTTCTTCGGTACGTTTTGATGAAAACGGAAATCCTATAAAAGAGGATAGGACTAATGAAGATACTGGTTTTTCTGATACTATCGTGCAATTACAAGGAGACACCAATGCGACAAAGGTCTTAGAGGTAACCTTGGAATCTGATGAAGAAAAACCGGAGTTTGTGGATATTAGTCCTAAAAATTATGATAAGGAGTTTACCGTTACTGATGCCAGTGTGGTTGAACGTATTTATTCGGCTTTCGGGCAGGAGCCTTGGTATTGTATCCGGATTGGTAAGGTTGGTTTTTCTGGGGATATATTGGAAGATGCTTTTGAATACTATAACTCTATTGTGTCAAAGCAACAACGCATGATTGAACGGGCTTTTCAGAAAATTTTTGCGCATTGGTATGAACCTCTCAATCCTTCCAATGACTTTAGTGTACAACCTCTTAAATATATAAGAAATGCTGCGATGTCTAATAACAACAGATGAGGTCTATAAGTTGGCTCGTACGATGTCAATACACATCGATACGGAAAAGATAGAGGCATATATTCGGGAGTCGGAGAACATTGATTTGAAGTCAGCTTTGGGTGATGCTTTATTCTTAGATGTGAAAGAACATCCGGAAAATTATAGTGAGTTGCTTAATGGTAGTTCTTATACCATAGAATGTGGAGGCAAACGTTCCTTTGTAGGGCTGAAAACGACATTGGCATATTATACCTATGCTCGTATCGTGAAAAATGGAGATGGAAATGTCACCCGTTTTGGATTTGTCAATAAAGATAACGAATATTCATCGCGTTCTGATTTTAAGGAGAAACTTATGGCTTATAATGATGCTTTCTCTGTTGCTGATAGGTATATGAAAGAATGTGTTCGGTATTTGAATGATAATAAAAAAGACTTTCCGCTGTATAGGGGAAGTGGAGGGATTAATGCTAATCGTGTAACTTTTAGAGTACTTGGTGAATAATGCCTGATACACTTGACATATTAAGGAAACTTGCTCTACAGATAAGGAACGCCTCTTCTGAGGGAGAGAATACCGCAGAGAGGGTTGGACGGACATTTATTGGCATTCTTGAACTCATTCAACAAGGAATGAGCATCGAAGAATTATCAAAGGTGTTCCTTCGCAAAGACCAGGCTGACGGCACTCCTTTCCCCATAACCTTCGGAGATTGGGTCAAGTTCGGCGAGTTCATCAGCGGTATTTCCGGAGGGTGTATCGATAAGAATGGCATCCTTGAAATGGAAGAGGGCATTTTCCGCAAACGTGTGTTTTTTCCGGAGATTGCCTATAACCGTGTGACCTATTTCAAAGGCAGGATGTGTGCCTCTCCCGGAGGTGGATGTACGGTCAAGGAATGGAGCGATAATGGTGACGGTAGCTATACCATAACCCCTGACCTGACCGATGCCGACGGTCTGAGCCAGTTTGTCGATGACATTCTGACCACCTACTTCGTCACCAAGTCACCTGAAGGCAAGCTGCAGGGGTTCGAGGAGATGAAGTTCCGGGTGACTTCTGCCGATTACACTGCCAAGACATTCGTCATGACGCCGAAACCGGGTACCGACTGGAAGCCGGGGGATGCGATGGTACTCGCCCAAACGGGTAACTTCACGGATGAGGATAGGCAGACGTACATCCTGATTGATACGGTTAATGGCAACAACTGCATCACTTTCTTCGACCACGCCAATACTTGGGATGTCGAGCCTGCCCAGGAAGTCTCATGGATTGGCAAAAAGAAAGGTCGTACCGTGCATGGCATTCCGGCCGACAACTACTCGGCTGTTTTTCGCCACGTCATCATGTCCGGCAAGATATTCCAGGTGGATGACATCACCGGCGAGGCTTTCCGGGTACCGCTATTTAAAGGTACGTGGAAAAAGGGTGAGAAGTATGCCTATTATGATGAGGTGACGCATAACGGCAGCTCATGGATATGTGTCAATGAGAAAGGCACGTCTACAGAACCGGCAGACGGCAATGCCGACTGGCTGAAATATGCGGCCAAGGGAGAAAGCGGCAAGGGTATCAAGTCTACCGATGTGGAATACGCGATATCGGTGTCTAATGTCATTGCCCCGGTGGACGGTTGGCAGACTACCTCCCCTGAATGGGAAGCCGGCAAGTATATCTGGTCGCGGACGAAGATTGTCTATTCTGATGGCGAAGTCAAGTACACCCAAGCGGCTTGTATCAGTGGTGGGCGGGGGGCCGACGGCAAGGGCATCAAGTCCATTACCGAAGAATACTACCTTTCCTCTTCATCGGCCACCACAACCGGAGGCGAGTGGCAGACAGACTCTCCGGCGTGGAAAAACGGCTGGTATATCTGGACCCGGACAAGGATAGTCTTCACTGACGGAACTTTCACTGTCACGAACGCCATCTGTGTGACTGGCAGCAAGGGTGCAGACGGTACAAGCATTACCAATTGCGGTGAATGGGAAACCGGAAAGCATATACCTTACATGGGTATTACCAAGATGGCCGGACGTGTCTTTTTATGTGTCGCTCCTGATGGTACCGACAATCCTCCGATGTGGACTCAGACGACCAATGAGGGAAGACGCATCCTGCAGACGCAGAACGGCGGCAAGTCCTACGGTTATACCATTACCGGGGACTTGAACACGGCCGAGTATGAGCTGCTGGTGGAGAACGGCCAGGACGGGCGTGACGGTAGGGATTATGAGTGGATATTCAAGCATACGACAGAGAATATCGCTCCGGCAACCCCTGCCACCTCGCAGGTGGATGACTATGTTCCGTCCGGCTGGCACGATGACCCGATTGGTGTCAGCGAGAGCCTGCCATACGAGTGGGCTTGCTGCCGCACGAAGAAGGACGGTGTATGGAGCGCGTTCAGCCCGGCAGCCATCTGGGCCAAATGGGGCTTTGACGGCGAGTCGGCCATTGTAGCCGATTTCGACAACGAGATGGAAAGCATTGCCTTGACATATGAGGGGAAAACCGTTGCGCAGTCTGTGCTCAAAACGACCGTCGGCATGTGGTATGGTACGAAGAAACTACAGCTCAAGTCCATCTCATGCGTGACGCCTGCCGGTGTCACGGAAAGCTACAATGTCAATACGGGTGTGATAGCGTTTACCGTGGCTTCCGGCATTTCGATGCCTGCACGTTCAGAGGTCAGGATAACCGTTACGGCTACAGTACAGGATACGGATATAAGCCGTGAGCTGGTGTTCACTGTTACCGGGGTGCGTGCCGGTAATCCGGGCAGTGATGCGGTACTCTATAGGCTGGTGCCTTCCGTTTCTTCAGTCAGCAAACGGAAGGACGGCACTTATAGTGTAGCCGGGGTGTCATGTACACGTACCAAGTCTGTAGGCGGTAGCACTTCCATCACGACGGATGGCGTACTGAAATACAGTAAGGACGGAGGCGCAGAGGTCGAGATACAGAACGGCACGTCCATCTCTCCGAAGAACTTCACGACGCAGTTACAATTTGTCTATTATGTGGGTGGGCAGGTCGTGGACCGGGAAACTATACCCATGGTCGTGGATGGTAACGACGGTAATCCAGGAAAACCTGGCGGTGACGGCGAATCCGTCAAGGCTGGCGGTGAGTGGCGCACAGCTAATACTCCATTCAAAAAGCTCACCATCTGCACGATGGGTGGCCGGTCATGGCTCTCCAAGGTTGATACATCGAATCCACCTCTATGGACAGTCAATGACAGTCAGGATAGGCGCATCCTACAGACACAGAACGGTGGAAAGAGCTACGGCTATATTCCTACCGGAGAAGTGAACACGGCCGAATGGGAGCAGCTTACCCAGGATGGCGGCATGGTATATCTCATCAGTACATGCAGCAATATACGGGTGAGCAGTGCCGGGTCTTTGGTGCCTTCAGCTTTTCGGGTCTATGCCAAGCGGACGCTCGGCAGCGCCACATTGACTTATCCGGACGGATATCTGGCCGCACGGGGGTACAGCAACGGGATATGGAGCGCCATCGCAGGGCCTTCGAGGGCTTCCGAGATTACGGTCAACGCTTCTGCAGGGTATTCAACTTTCTCTGTCCGCTGTTACCAGAGCCAGGCTGACGCTTCGGCATGGAATGACAGTTTCATTGCGGAGATGTCCGTGGGTGTCAGCTATGACGGTTCAAGCGGACGGGATGCCAGTGAGCCGCGTCCGAGAGGTTTTTTCGCCAAGGGCAACACATATGTCTGGAATGAAGATTACCATGACATCGTACTGGCCACATTCAACAATCGCACCATTCCGTTTCGGGTACGGGCTTACGGTACGTCGGTCACTGTCGCACCTACCTCGATAGACGGTGATGCGAATTGGGAGGCGGCACAGCAGTTTATGTTTGTAGCTATGGATATGGCTTTAATAAGAAAGATACGTGCCGATGAAATCCTTGTGGATGATTTGGTGGTACAGAACGTATTGGCAAGGGATAAGAATGGAAATGTCACTTGTAACATTGATGGTGAGACTGGAGAAGTCAATGTTCAAGGAAAAATTACAGCGACAGCGGCATTCATAAAGATACATGGGTTTAGTTCCAATGAAGGCTACTTTTACCTGAACCCCAATTTTGGTTCGGATTTTGGCAATGGGCGTCCCAGTAGAATAGGCCAAAGTGAATACATGCTTCCCAGCTCTGCCCAATGTGTGGGTATGAAAATATCCTTGATCATATATAATAATTCTTCAGGGAGCACATATGGCTATGTGTCAGTTGTGACATCGGACGGATTTAATGATATGGAGTTGGTTGACGGTCAATACCATTATTGCAATAAAGCTCATATCACAGAGCCTGGTGTTTATGAATTCATATCATTGGGAGGAGTCTGGATTTCAACCAATAAAAATGGCATTTCGTATTCGTATGCTGATTTGGGTGACCATGATTACGAAAACCCGGTTAATTAACAAACTAATATAAATGGAAAGATGTATGAAAGTTTTTTATGAAAGCAAGTTAGCGAAATGGCTGCTGTGGCAGGGTTACAACACCATCACATTGGGATGTTTCGTCTTCACCAAGAAAAGCAAGGAGGAGATGAAGCAGAGTACACTTAACCATGAGGCGATTCATGTGCGCCAATGGGAGGAATGCATGATTGCATCCGCTGTGCTGCTGACGGTAATCATGCTGTTTACCGGATTCAACTTATGGGTATATCTGCTATGCCCGTTGTGGTTCTACCTCCAGTATGGTGTGGAGTACGCAATATCCTACATGTATCACTTATGCCGTAACCGGTGTTGGATAAATGTAGGTGATAAGGCTTACGGAAATTCCGCGTTTGAAATGGAAGCGGAAGCCAACGAAGAGGTAGACGGTTATCTTGATGTGAGAACTCCTTTTGAGTTCTTCAGATATTACGGAAAAATTTGATTTATAATTTACAAAACGAGTTAATTATTAAAATGTTAAATCGGGTAATATTTCCATCCGGAAATTATGCCCCTTAAATGTATTAA